GGAACACCCGCTAATAGTACATGACCAGAAAGAAGTATAGTAGCTTGAGCGGTTGGATAACCAGTAATAGTTCGAGTGTTGGCAGGTACATCCGTTGTCATATCACGTTGAATCTGCACAGCCTCTAAAGCCATACTTGAGAAATCTATTACAAGAGCCTCATCAATACCTCGTCTACCTAGGTAAGCTCCGACGAATGTCCACACAGTACCAGTTGAATCGGTAAAAGGTAAGTCTCTAGTTTGAGCAGTAAAATCGGGATTAGCAACTAGAGTTCCCGCTATTCCGTTTCTTAGTTCTACCTTAAAAATCCCCCCGAATAGAGGTGATCCTAAAGTAGGTATTGCAGCTCCAGTACCATATTTAGTATTACATAGAAGAAGATCTCCAGCCCCATTAAATATAGAAGTAACTCCGGCAGTGGTAACAGTAAATGGACCAGAATATCCCCCAGTAATAAAGTTCCCAAGGTGATTAGCTATATACATCTGAGTCACATGTTGTGCAGAACCATTATCCACATCAAGAGTAACTCTTACTGCGGTAGATTGACCGGGGGCAACGTACAACCCTACGGGATTTACAACCTCCACAACTGTTGTACCATTGGCATACCACTGAAACCATACCTGAGCAAGAATCAGGTTAGCAAATGCTCCAGTACCCTGTGTACATACTAAGTATAAAACCCACTCTGTATCTGTAGCAGAACCACCAAATGTACCTTTAGATGCTAGCATAACTGTTTGACCAACAGCACTCTGATCCAAAGCAAATTCCACCCGAATATCAATATCCCCAACTATACTAATACTTGAGCTATCGGGAGTACTAACATATCCCCCTAAACCAGCTATAGCCGCATTACGACCTAATGCCGTAATTTCCACTAAGCAATCATAGGGAATTTCATTACCTTCTACTACCTTATGCCAGTTACTAGATTTGATCTGCATCAGATTTCCGCCAATGTCCAACTAGCAGAATGAGATCTAGTTCTTGGTACAGTTTGAGTTATTCCGGAATTAAATGAAACTGAAGCCACACCATACCCGATTCGATAGGGAGAAGCTATACTTCCCATCTCAAGCTGGGGAGCACATAGTTTAACTATTAATCCGGTACCAACTACGGGAAAAACTACACCACAATCGATGTAATTAGATACTCCCAGTGCTGCAGCAGTTGCAGTTAAAGTATATCGAGTTAGAGAAGTACTTACTGCAACAGCCGTCGCACTAACCGTGTTAGCACCCTTAACATAGAGTTGAATAGTTGGAGAACCGGTACCTGCTGTCTTAATAGCATAAATGCTAAAGGAGAACGGCATGCCCGCGCCAGTAAGAACTGGTACAGCATTAAAAGGCAACAAAGCACTATTACTACCAAGTCCTCCAGCCGCAGTAATAGCTGATAGTTGAACCATCGCGCTAGCTCGAGTTGAGAGATTAGCGACGTCTCGTGTGGACGTATCAGTATCAGCTACATAAGTAGCAGTTGTGGGTTTCCAAAAGGATAAGTCACTGGTTGCTCGCCCAAAGGTTGAAGCATCTTCATCTAGTAGATTTACTTCACTTGGGTCATAGAACCGAAATGGACCCACATCGAATAGACCTGAGTAAAATCCTCTAAGTACTTCTTGCTCATCTGAAGAAAGCCAATCCCTCTGGAATTGCCATGCTCTTTTGGTCAATGGGGCTTTAAATGTAGTAATGCCTCCACTAATAAGATCATGACTTTGTTCGCCACGATTCATAGGAATTGTTGTACCTACGTTAACTAAAGGACCCTGTACCATTCCCACCCGACCCCCGGGTTTACCTAACCAGTAATATGAAGCGAAGTTTGTCATACTCCCCTCCTCGCTTGGGTTTTAGTGTTAGAATCCTGAAGAACGGTAGCAAGTAATTGAGTCCCCAAAGGATCCAAGTAAAGATTCGCTTTGGTTGGAGTTTCATTTTGCTGCATAGCTGCCGCAGCCAAAACCCCTACAGCTTTAGTAAGATTGTCAATAGCTACACTGTTACTAGCATTACTACTACCACTATTGATGCCATTACCAATAGTAGCTCTAGCTCCAAACGTAGCATTAAATGCTGAGTTATGAGAATTGACTAAACTATCTAGACTATCAAAGGCACTCTGAGCTAGGTGCTTATTCTGGTTAATACCATTAGCTAACCCTTGAACAACTTGCTGACCCATCGTGTGGAATATGGTGGATGGAGAATGAATACCAAATAAACTCTTAGCTCCATTAATAACACTTTTACCCACATTTTTGACTGCATCTACAGCCGCACCCGCCAAGGATTGGATACCGTTAATCATACCTTGAATAATCGCTCTACCAACATCAAACAACCAAGATCCGGCGTCACCGATATTACGAAGAATATTACCTAAAAACCCTCGGAAGAAGTTGTAGATAATAAAGGCAGCATCAACTATGGCATTATAAATAGCTCTGATAATATTAGTACCTACCCGAGCCATTGGTCCAGTTACATTACCAATAGCTCCAAGAATTCTCCCGATGAATCCCCGCATAAATCCAAGTATAGTTGATACTACCGAAGCTATAGCATTATACGCAGCTCTAAAAGCATTACCCACTACCGTAGCTATTACTACAATACCTCGAACAATCGTAAGAACGGTATTCACTGCAGCCCTAACTACTGCCATAATAATAGCCCATACAGCTCGAGTTACTGCAAGTTGGGCATTCCAGACTGTAGTTACTATTGTTTTCATAACATTAAACTGTACTCTAAATACAGTAACTAAAGCATTAACGACTGCCATAACTGCCGTACTTACCGCAGTCCAAATAGCAGTAGCAACAGTTACTAGGACACCCCAGACAGCTCTAACTACGGAGACAATTGCATTAACTTGCACTGTTATGAATGTTACTAGAGTGTTAAACAAGAATCTAACTGGGAGTAAGATCAGATTCACTGCAGACTGGAAGATACCAACAATAACTTTCCAGTGTGCAGTAATGATATCGACGACAGCCCCGAAGATACCAAAGATCAAAACCAAAGCTCGCCAGTTTCGTCCAACAAAGTTAATAATAGCTTTAATAGGTCCGGCAAAAGCATTGACTATAGTATCCCAAGCAGAAACAATGCCATTAGCCGCAGCCTCAATAGGCCGAACAATGATTGTTTGAATACCTTCCCAAACAGACTGAATAGCATCTCTAACAGCATTAACTGCAGTTTTGATTGCGCCAGTTATTGCATTCCATGCCGTGGTTACTCCTCCTACGATACTACTCCATATATTCGAGAAGAATGAAGGAAGACCTCTAAAGAAATCAACTACGGCCTTAAAGGCGGTAACAATTGCTCGACCAGCAGCATTGATGATGTCCCTAACAACCTTGACCTTTAAGTACAAGATAACAAGGATAGCAACAACAGCAAGAACTATAGCAGCAATAAGGGCAAAAGGTCCAAATAGAGCAACCCACATAGCAACAAAGGTTTCTGAAGTAATCAAAGCCGCGGATCTAACCAGAATTAAAGCTGCTCTCAAGGTCTTGAAGACAAAGATTACTCTTGTAACTACACCAATGATTAAGAGCAAGCTTCCAAGTAAGACCAACAAGACCCCAACAATACCAATAAAAGCAAATATCGCAGTCTGTATGTGTGGATTAAGGTTACCAAACCATTTGACCGCACTTGTAAGAAACTGTATTAGGTTTCTCATAAAGTTTTGAAATGGAGTACCTGCTTGGATCAGCATAGTCTGGATAGTATTTTTCAGACGAAGCCAATCACCAGCAAGATTATCCAATCGCTTATGAGCAACATCAGTAGCTGTGACCTTGTTGATGGCCCCGGCCATCTGATCGAAGCCCTGAGCACCATCCTTTAACAGGATGTTAGCTGCGGCAAGAGCTCGGTTATTGAAGATGATCTTTAGAGCAGATAGACGTTGTGCATCAGTAAGATTCTCAGTATGAGTTTTGAGGATTTGGAAGATTTGATCTAATGGCTTAAGGTGTCCTTGAGCATCAATGAATAGGTTAGTATTATCTTTGGTAATAATACCAAGATCTTTTAGGGTTTTCTGAGCTTTACCTGAAGTGGCATTTAAGGAGACTAAAATCTGACGTAATGATGTGCCCGCCGTTGATCCCTTGATCCCTGCTTGTCCCAGGAGCGATAAGGCGGTAACCACTGACTCGAGTGGAACTCCAGTTGCAGCAGCAATACCACCAACGTATTTAAGTGAAACTCCCAGATCAGTAACATCAACAATGGACGAGTTAGCTGCACCAGCAAGTAAGTCCGCAATATGACCGGTTGCAGCAGCACCCAGTTTAAATGTCTGCATCGTCGAGATGATGATGTCAGATGCTTGGGTCAAATTAATATCCGCTGCAGAAGCTAGCGCAACAACCGCATCAGCCACACCACCAAGAATGTCTTTAGTAGAGACACCCGCTTTACCGAATTCTACAAAGGCATCCGCCATCTGTCCAGCAGAGAAGATAGTAGTCTTACCCATCTCCAGAGCTTTATCTGCCACAGCCTGCATATCAGCTTGTGTGGCATCAGTAACAGCCCCGAAGAAATCAATCTTCTTTTGAAAGTTAGCAGCGGCTGTCACGGCCTTGCCAAACATGGCAAGTAATCCAGCACCTGCAGCAACAGATGCTATTCCCACACCGATAAGAGTAGAACTAGCTGCACGCAGGTTAGATACAGTTGCTGCATTCGCAGTACGGAGTGCAGCATATTGAGCCAACGCCTGTGCTGCGTCGATACGAATTTGGCCACGAATCTGACCGAATGCCGTCATTCGTACCCCCTCATCGATTATTTACTGAACATAGCTGCGGGATCAGCAAATCCAGATACTTTATTATCACTAAAATACCGCGATAAAACTATCTCTCGTTTATGTTTTATCTCAGCATCATTTTTACCCTCTACAGATTCGAGCTCATTCTCAATTCGACGACCAACATAACCTACTGCCTGATCAAAACAGTAAGCTACATACTCATCGCCCGCTAAACCGACTAGGCTTGATGGCCTTACTGACCATGTTTTAGCTTCGGTGTACAATATCCAACACTGATCCAGCCTCGAGACGAAACTGCTCCAAGTCGCGGGTACCCCCCGTGGCCCATTGCATGATGAACATCTTATCAGTATCCTCGACCTCATCCACATACAACAAGTCCGAGTTTCGTTCTTCATCATCAGGGGGGATTTCATGGATTTCAGGCTCAACAGCCATGAACATAACAATGCTATCGATCATGACGAGCATCTGATTAATCTTACTAGTATCACCAGTAAAGCTGGAAAGATCAGGTTCTTTGCCATTATCCATAGCTGACTGGACAATACCCATAAGGGAATTGGGGATAACCCCGGCTTTCAGCAAAGACTGAAAACCAACTGCCGCTCTAACCTTAAGAACTTTACCACTGGGGAGCTCTAAGAAGGGATCAAATCCAGACTTCCAAGCTGCAACCGTAGTAGTTTTTTTACTATCTACACTTTTCTTAGCTGTTACCATGACTAGGTCCTCCTGGGGATCCTGTTAGATAATACTATGACAATGGACCGAGAATAGCCACTGTCAAAGTAGTGAGAGTACCACCATGTAGCAAATTGACAAACCCCAAAGAATCGATATAGGGTGTAATATTGTCAATTACCACAACTTTCTCGGTAGTTGCTGCAATACCTCCGATCGGGATAACCTGAAGATCAGACCACTTAGTAGATGGAACCCCATTGACTAGGGGAAGAGCCCCAGCTGGAGCTTGAGCTTGCTTTTCACTTACATAGATAGCACCAGCAGTAGGTGTAGCTCCATTTTTGTAGTGAAGCATATATCTACTACCCTGACCTGCCAAGAACTTATCCGTAGCAGTACAAGCTGTATATGTAGGTGTTACTACGTTACTTGCAGTTGGATCCTGGATGAACGCAGTCATGTCGGTCATGGGATCGAGACCGCCGTCTCGTTTTGGATATACTGGTAAAGTTTCATCGTAGGAGCTAGACCCTGAGTATCTCCGTACCCCTTACCTTTACCCTTAGTAAGGTAGAAGGCACCGTTCTCAAAATTGCCATCAAGAGTATCAGTAGCCTTACAACGATAAACTACGCAGTGGAGATCCCCCCCACTGTCCGAGATAGCCTGCCCCTCTACCTGAAAATAAGGTCGAGCATTTGTAGTAAGTTTAGTAAATGTGTCTTTGATGTTTGGCGTAGTACCTGTACGAACGATGGCACCTCCAGCTAAAACAACATAAGCTGCTAGGGAAATACCCCCCGCTTCCAAGTCCCAATCGACGGTCGGCCCTGCACCGTGAGATGCGATAGTCGTATCATCACCTTCAAGATCTACAAAAGTTTCCGTATCACTGAAAGTAAAAGTACGAGCAGCGGGAAGATCGACTCCTGTCCCCACAGACCAATCGGGGTTCAGTGGATAAAGTCGAACATCACGCAGACCGAACGGCAAGGCCGGATTCGCTTGAACCATAGCTTACCTGTCCCTTCTGTGGATCGGCATACTTCTTTGTCTCAAGAAGTTTACCAGTCATAGTATCAAACACATGTAATACAACAACACCCGAAACATGACCACATGCACGACGATGACACTTGACCTCAAGCCTTGTTTCATCAAGCATACGACCGTGCATTGTATTACCGCATCTTAATTCATGCATGATCACTCCCAAATAATCCCTAGGGCAATGGCAATCACGCTTGATATAATGCGTCATTAGGCCATATCTTTAAGCGTCAGCCTTATCCTCAGGTATCTTATCGATAGATCCTGCATTACCCGATGAATCATCGAGCAATGAATCTTCAACTTCTTCCGAAGTTGTATGTTCTGTGAATTCCCCACTATTCAAAAGCACATCAAAAACTTGCTTACTTACCTCCTGAGGTTCATTCTTGTTAAAACTGAAGGACTTCTTCTGTTCAAGCCCCATTCGTTCAATGTCAGAGGACTCCAGAACCCGAGTATCTGCAAGTCCGACATATACAATCGACTTCATGAGGTCTCCTAACTCATGATGAACTGAAATCGAGAATATCTCATGATTGTAGCTAAGATTGCATCATCTAAATCCCGACTAGTCTCAAGATATCTTGTTGCCGTGATCCCATAAGGTACAGAGTTAGCTAACCTAAAAGCCTGTATACAGGCATTCAAAATATCGTCAACTTTACTGTAATCCGCGGGCTCATCATGGGCATAGATTAAAAAGAACTGCTGATGGGGAAACTTATCTGCCTCAGCAAAATTCATATCCGTATCATTGCCCATGCGATATACTATGAACGGTTTAACTTGTGTTGATTTATCGAGGGACTCACCCTGGTAGATTCTATCTGCCACCAAAGCCTGTAAGGGAACATAATTCCCCAGGGTCTCATAGACAAACCGTCGAGTACTCATCCATTCAAGTCCTCTCCAGTTTGTATAGCATTTGTAGCATTCATTACTTCAGCTGCGTAAGCCTCGAGTGTAGGCATGATGATGGCAAACTCACCACTTTGGATAGTCTCAAGAAAAAGACCGTAGTTGACCCCATGAGATAAAGTAAGGATTACCTCTGAACCCTCGATATCGACTTCCACACCAAGTCCTGCGCGAGCTGAACCCGTTCGATCTGACCAAGGGGCATTAGTCTTAGCATACTGTAGTATCTTCGGAGCCATATCCTCAAGTTCTTTCTTGGCTTGCTCCAGAGCTCGTTCACTCTGAAAGACAGCACCAAGAGTATTCTCGAGAAGAAAGAATCCGCCAGCCATGCTAATCTCGTATCTCTAGAGCAATAGTTACTCTATCGGTCTGAGCTCGATCTTGGGTTTTGGGTTCAATCTGGGTCACAGAGTGGTGAAGCCCATTATAATCGAACTCATCACCCTTTTGGACATCAACATTATATCTGCCTACTAGAATATATTCTGCTAGTGATAGAGGACCATCCTGAGTATTATTAACAGCATCACTCATACGACGCTTAAAAGGCACAAATCTCATCTGCTGTGCGGGAATGGGTGTGGAAGTCCCCTTGACCCATCCCCCCGCACTAGTTTGTACCTTTGCTGTTCGTACTAAGGTGATCATAGTAGGATCCGATCTGATAAATGCGTCTAGGTTGCGACGCATTACCATGAGGCCTTTTCTATCCACTGTAGCGCCTCCGAATCCTACCTATCCTAGTTCTACCCTGAGTTAGAACAGAACTAGTTACTGAGTAAGCCTTGACCATATCCAGAGCATGCTTATGCAAGTCTGACATCTGTCGAGAGGCATTTCCTTCGGTGACGTTGACCAAGTCAGCATAGATAGCCGCCTTGAGTCTCCATCCCTCAAATGCCGCTCGCTCTAGATGGTATCCGGAATCTAGAAGTAGATTTTCCATCTCCACATTACTGAACTGGGTATCTGTTTCTTCGCCACCATCTGGGATCTTCTCACCAATCAAAGCTCTGAGACGATCCACATCGGAAACTGCCATGGCTTACTCCGCTTCGTCATCCTCTTCAAGAGCTGCAACCAGATCTCCCTTGTTACCTGTAACGGGGATCAGGTCTTCTTCTGCTCGATCGACGTTACGAGCATTAATCTCCTGGATCAGGCGATCTTTACTCATACCCGAGTAATCAACGACATCCTCGTCATCATCATACTCTTCATCTTCTTCAGGCTCATCTGGTGGAGCCTCATGGGTCACTGGGGCATTAGTCTTAGCCTTCTTGACCTGAAGACGAACTCGTCGAGCAGTCTCATTGTCGACTTCGTTGCCGTTAGCATCCACCCAACGACCCCCATGATAGTACACAGAACCTTCGACCCGAGGGTCATCAACCACTGGCATTATCTACTCCTTCCCTATTAAACGTATGCAGCCGGAGTAGTGTAAGTTGTACTCGCCACAATCTGCATGACGAAACCACCACCACGCTGCCTAACACCCGTACCAAACCCATGTCGATAAAATGAGTCAATAAGGGGGTAAGCTGCATTTCCACCCGGAATGTGCTTCAAACCCTGGTAGGCCGGGTTCTTGTGCTGTCGGATACCAATGGGATTCATCAAGTCATCAGGTCCACCCGAAGCGAGACCAATGATGTATCCCGGCTGAAAATAGATATCTTCCACAATATGCCACGGACCATAAGTACCAATCTGGCCTGCAACCGCCTGACCGGGCTGAGCAACAATGCCCATGCTAGCGGGAAGAATAACCCCACCACCATAACCCTCAGTTGGGATGAAGTCATACGTAGCACCAGTTGCAACCTTAAAGCCACGAATGATCTTACCCTCTTGTCGACTAACATATAGCACCAGTTTGGTACCATTCTGCACACCATAACCATGAGAATAAAGATCATCCTCAATAAGCTGGATGTTAGCAGGAACAAGCGAGGCCCCATTGCTACCCACATAGTGAGTATGAGAACCGAGGAAGGTATTAGTCTTCCAGATCGGAGGAATTTCACCATCTCCGTTGAAGAACTTATTGACAGTCACTGGGATATTGTTATCCGCAGTACCCAACTGGTTAGTCGGGTTGTAGATAGTCTTCAAGACCTTGTTGAAAATAAGACGGTTATCTGCATCAAGAGCCTGGTTATTCAAGTTCTCAATCTGAGCACGATCAGCTTCAGCCAAGAACATCCAGGTGTAACGAACCGCTAGGTCATAGAACTGAAAATCGTAACCGCGGTTAAATCGCTTGCCACCGCGAATACCCTTAGGCTGACCATATTCCGTAGCAACCTCAAAGTCAACATCGCTCGGAACTGCAACCTGCTCAATAACATCAGTTACCTGGTAGGTGAACTGGTCAACAAGCTGATTACGAAGAGACTGCCGCAAAGCCAGAATCTGCTGAATCTCCCGAAAGATCTCATTGAGATCTGTACCATCAGCAGCTTGCACCATAACATCGGCGCGCTCATTGAAACCCTGCTCATAACCACTGAACAAGATGTCATCGTAAAGCTGATCTACAGCACCGGGGTCAGCAAGCAGTTCATAAATGCTCTGGTTTCCCATATTGGGTCTTCCTCCTTATTCTATACTAATTGTTAAAGATACCGGCCGCCGCAGCGGACGACTAGGCGGAACAACCCATTGCCCTGAACTTCAGCAGTCCAACCAATGAATCCCAGGGTGTTAGTTGTGCCAAGGGTTCCATCAGCGTTGGCATAGTATTTAGTACCAGCTGCAAGGCCGGGGACATCGACAATCTCCCCGTCGGTCATAATATCTACAACCTCACCAGCACGACCTCCGACGGGGATGCCAGTAGCTACTGCACCAAGAACACTACCAAGGTTTGGGTATAGAGGAACGTTCTTGACCAGAAGTCCAACAAAACCAGAGGCAGCTGCCGTACCAACTACAACCTTACCAGTAGCATCAAGTGAGACAGCCTTTGGACCGAACTCACCTGCAGCACTGAATGTGAGGTCAGCTGCAAGGACTCCTCGGAATCCTCCAGTAACCCCATCATACTTATCATACCTTGCACCCATTAGTTAACTCCTCTCAGGGCTGGATACTTCTTCATGAGGGCTTCCTTATCCAAGGTCTTCTTGTCCTTTCTTTCACCAGCGAACTGGGAGCCACTAGGATCAGTTTCGCCCTCAGACTGAATCAGATACTTCTTCTTTTCAGCCAAAGCCTTAACCGCAGCCTCAACCGTAGTTAGATCAACCTCGACATCCTCAGGACTATCCTCGTCCTGTTCAATTTCAATGCCTGTACGATTAACCTGAGAGAGAGCATCATCCACGTCCCGAAACTTATACTTAGTAGCTAATTTAACAATAGCAGAATCTACTGCGGAAGTCTTGAGCTTGGCAGCAAGAGCAGTAACTCGTCCAGCTGCATCCTCAGCTTGCTTCTTCGCCGCGGCAGTTTCACCCAGTTCAGCAGTTTCTCGATCTGCCTTTTCCTTTTGGAGTTGCTTAAGAAGCTTTGTGTTATTCTTGTTGAGCTTTCGCTCTTTGTCCAAAGCTCCTTTCAAGCCACTCAAATCCTCAGGGGGCTTTTCCTCAGTTTCCCCGGTCTCCCCAGTCTCCTCCTGGGATTCTGAACCCTCTTGAGACTCAGTGGAACCTTCACCATCATCCCCCTCGCCCTCATATCCGCGAAGGATCATATCGTGGAGCCACCATGGAACGTGACGCATCTCGCGCTCTCTTTCTAGGGCTTCCCGCCCCGCGATTGACGAGAGAGAGACTGACCTGTCTCAGTACCCTTGCTCTCGTTGGTCTTATTTTTATTGTTACTACGGTTTCCATTAGGGGGCAATGTCCCGTTACCACCCTGACCGGGAGGGGGAGGTATGTTACCATTAGCAGCATCTACGGCATTTTGCTGAAGACCAGAAGGAGCTGCCGAAGCTTTGATCTCAGCTTCCTTTTTATTCTCAGCATCAATTTCAGCCTCGATGTCATCCGGGAAAGAATACCCCAACTTCTGCATCTCATCCCTATAATACTTTTTAGAGATGACTCCTCGGTCGAGCATGTTATTCAGCTCGTTGACCGCAGCAACACGATCATCAGGGAGTTTTTGACCGATGACGGGTTCAACATTACCATCCAAAGAATCACCCTCATAGACAGTATGCCAAATTTGCCAGTCAAAAAATAACTGACGAGTCTTCTCCACACCAGCTTGATCCCTTTCCTCGATCTTAGCTAGTGTGGGCATAAACTTGATAGCTAGAGCAATTCCACTCTGAGCAGTCTGTACATCAACTCGACCAAGAGCAACATCGCTAAGACCCGTGGCTTCACGAAGTTTACTCTCTACATAGTTGATATGATCCATAGAAGGTTTAACACTACCTACACCCTCTACACGTCTGAAGTATGATCCGGAAGGTACCATCATTACCTTGCCGGGTGCAATCTCCCACTCAACTTCCTCACCTGAGTTATTGATCGGAGCACCACCATCTGTGGCATATACTCCTAGACCCTCGAGCGCTAAAGAGATCTCCTGGTCAGTAGCTGCCTGCGATACTCCTTGGAGAAGCTTTTCAATCCCTCGTAGCTCCGATGATCCATACTGTTGTCCCTGCCACTCGAGGTTCTTAAACCAGTAAATGGGAATGGTGGTGATAGCTGCAGGTAGAAGACCTACTGGAATAGTTATCTTATCCAATGTAGGTTTCTGTCCCCACCACTTCTCATCTAACCTGTAAATACCCTCAGATCGCTGAACCCGTTTTTCTTTACCAACCATAGTATACTCATAGGTGAGTTTCTTGATCTTCTGAGTATTTGGGTCATTGGCATCTAAGTAGATATCTACTAAATGAACCTTGAGCAATTTATCTAAGTCATCATCATCGTAAACAGGAATAACTAGACAGGGATCAATGGAGTTGAGAGAAATTCGTTTACCCGCAGGCTTACTCGGATCAGCTGTCATATGGAAGACAAAATCACCTCTAGCCACACCAGAGTGTTTGGCGATGTGGAATCTGCTATAGAACATCTCCCGCTTCAGTAATTTATCTAAAGCATTTTTAAGGTTTGCATGTTTCTCCGGATCTTCTACCGTAATCTGAAGTCCTTTGAGTAAATAGTGAGAAGTAGTATCTACAATAGTCCTAGCATTTGGGATATATAGCGGTTGCTCACCAACCAGAATCCTCAAACGGAACTGTAGATCATCATTCCAATATAACTCATCATACTTCAGATAAGACCCAACACGCTCTCGATCCTCTTCGGGATACCATTGAGGCATCTCATTCATATAGGGTTTTACTGAAGAATAAGGACCGAATGCCGTAGCAGGAGTTGTCATCGCCGACCCATCTTTACCTGACTCTGTCGAGCTCGCCTCGTTTCAGAGAATCTTTCCATGTGACCCTTGAAGAACCGTCCCAGTGCTTCTGGCCCATGATTGTTTTTGTCTAGCGGCATTTCACTGTCATTACGAAGTTCAGTCCTGTTTTCTGGCCAGCGGTAACCCTCTCGCATTTCCCAAGCGAGTTTCTGGCAAGACCTGTCTACGAAGATCTGAGGCTTCTTATCGACATGACCATCCGGCAGGTGTTCTGGTCTTTGCTTAAGAGCGGATCGGATCAAAGCAAGCCGAGTCTTAAGTTCTCCACCAGTATTACCCTTAGTATTAACCTTGAGAATACGACGAAGAACATTAGCATCATCTGGAGATGCCGGATCAATATAGATATCTAGCAACTTAGGGAGAAGTGGGTGTGTTAGAAATTCTCTCCTAGCAATATCCTCTGTATCACGCAGAGTATACCGTTCTTCCCCAATTACATAGACAGTATTGAAAACATCCACCTGAATCCAAAGCCAAACCCAGTCATTGGTGTATCCAAAGTCAACCGCGGCATATAGAGGCCAACGTCGATTATACTCTAAATCAACTAGGTGGATATCATCATCCCACTCAGCCATAACACGACCGACGCGCTCTACAAATTCAGCACCATATTGCCGTCTAAACTCATCCTCAGTGAGATCATCCTCAGCATCCAGGATTTCAGGATCCTTCCTGCCTCCCGGAAATACAATGGGATTAGTCCAGCTTGGTGCTTTGATAGACCACCATGGTTTCTTCTCTGGGTTCTGTCCTCGTTGATATAGAGAATAAAGCAAGGAATTCTCAGATGCCCCCTCAGGTACCCCAGAGGTAAAAGACCAACCTCGTTTATCTGAGAGAGCAGGGCGAATATAATCACCCCAAACCCTTCTTTTATGCCTTCCACCCTCAGCTAGAAGTACAAAATCAAGACCTTCACCAACAAGACTTTCTGGATGTCGAGCAGAACGACACTGGATATCAAAACCCCATCGAGTCTTAATTCTCATATTGCCATTCTCGGTGTTGTTGAGAAACTTCTCAGAGATTTTATCGATACCCAGTTTCATGAAAGTATCATAAATAACTCTGAACTCTTTCTCAGCATCACTATACTCAGGCCCAACAATCCAACCTTGCATAGGTAACCCTAGAAAATTCTTGAGAAAGGCCATAGTCTCAGATTCTTTACCACCAACGAGAGTTTTACCCCACCGTCGACCACAGCAAAGAACTCTGTGACGAGAGTTATTGTAATGAACAAGCTGCTGCCCTGGGTGTGGATAATACCCCGTCTCGGCAAAGTAAACATCCTTACGGAGTACTTTCCCTTCAGCCAGCGCAGAAGTCATTCATCCCCACCATACCCCTGAATCTGAGACTCACTAAGAAGCTCTGGACGATTTTGGGGACTAACGTGAATAAGCCATTCTGGATGCCTACCATTTGCCGGTCTAAGCCCCAACATTTGACGTCGATCTTCCAGTGATCGAAAATCAGTTTCGTCTCCGGTGGTATAACCCAGACGAAGTTTTTCTGCCGTAGTCAAAGCTTCAGCAGGCTTGGGCTGAATGGTGTTATACTTGTTTTCTGCTCCCACACCACCGAATTCTGTACCGAGCAAAGCCTCAAAGGGCTGATCCTGATATCCAGTCATCATTTTCTCCGTCTCGCAGCAGCCCTGCGTCCCGCAGCAGCCTTAGCTTGAAACTTAACTTTACCCATTTTCTTACGACCTATCGAGGCAGCCAAAGCCTTGGGGTTTTTAACACCCTGTCGTTTTAGCTTGTTAGAAAGTTTGCTGAAACTAGTTTGTCGACGTCTTCGAGTCGCCATAACTAACCCCTAACAACTACGTTTCTTGCTACCTGATCATTCACCGCAGATTGCCTATCAGGCCATGTTGCAACAATAGCCTGAGTCCGTGTATCCATCACATCGAAGCTTGTTGGCGCAGCACTATCCCCGCGAGTAATCACGAAGAAAATAGGATCTTCTGTGCCTCGAGGAGTGGGCATATAACCTCCTAGAACCAAGTGGGAATTGGTCCAGTATCAGTAAGAGCTACTACCAAGTAATTGAGTTCTTTATTACGAGTTTTCATGTCTCGTCCAGATGGTCCAATATTACCCTGAGGATGAGTATGCCAGATAGCCATATGAGATATTTCTTCTTCGGAAGTATCATGAATCCAACTACCCAGTTCTATTCTCATATCCCCAGTATAAATCTCGTAGGTATCATGAGCCCTCATACTACGATTGGGCAATTCAACCACCTGAGATTCCGGTGTATGGTACCGAGGCCTCATTAATAAGACCCCACATGCTTCTGAAGGTGCTCTCTCTTTACCTATCCGATCAATTTCCGCTAGCAGGGTTGGAGTTAGATGAATTCCGAGAGAACTTGTCACGAAATTCAGCCTCCTTTTCTACTAGTTGATGACCTGAGATTACCCCAAGATCTATGAGTAAAGCTCTAAGAACGTGATCAGGGGAACTAACCACTATTTTAGTAGGTTCTGGTGGTGGTTTGGTTATTAGTTGCCCTGTAACTGAAAACTCATGATTAAGTGAACTATGTTCCCTTCGATATTTACCACATAGACCACACCGTTCACCATCGTTAGTCGTCATCGTTATCCTCATCATCGATGACTTCTGCCTCAATGATTCCAGAATCAACCTGGGGAGCTCCAGCTATTGCACGTGCGCCCATATGCGCCGCCGTATATTGATCATTTCCCTGCATTTCCACGGGATTGACCATTACTGTACCCAAGATCCCCTGCAACTTCACTGAAACATCGGTATTGATAGGTTGTGTGGGCTTACCAATAACATGTTCGATCAGAAACGTAGCTGCTTGAATTTTTACTCCAGCTGAGACAATAGGCTTGCCTCTGTGATCTACTTCCTCACTCTTAAGTACTGTCTCAACAGTCTTTAGAGCCGAGAGGGTTTGATAGTTCATTTCCGAGCGAACAATGCCTTTGAATCGTTCTACTGCTCGCTCATGTACTTCACGAGGCAAGAACTTGGGCTTAGGTCCAGTAAAAGTACCCCCGGCATTCCGAGGTCGACCTCTAGCCAACTCTTCTTCATCCCATTCTTCAATGGGCTTCATGGTGGCATTCCAAGCTTCCTTAGTAATTCGTTTACCTTTAGCAGCTCGTCGGTTCGCCCGTCGATTTACCTGAGCATGCGTCATGAGGAGATTGGGATTACCCCTACCACTGAAGTCCGCCTGACTAGCAGGACGATCATCTATGATGAACTCACCCATCACCCCGTTCTCATCCCGCTCATGATAGACATCCTTTGCTTCCGTAAAGTTCACCACTCGAGGTGTGGCTGGACGAAGGAACATCTCATCATGAAAGAAATCAATTAACCTCGGAGTAGCTGGTTCAACAAAGATGAAACCTTTAGGCGGTCTAAGTAGAGGTCTAACCGGGGAAATTATTGGTCTGGTCATATCACTCCTTAGTATCTCACTAGGGTAGCGACTTCTTTCAGTACTGGTTGCTGAGAAGAAGCGGGGGGATTAATTTGTACACAGACTTTATAGGTTCCCGCATCTTCCGGGGTTACCTTATTCAACTGCATACCCTTACCTACAACAAGATTAAGAGGATCTGTAATGGGGTCTTGCCAAAGACCGTCATCAGGGTACTCACCCTGTAGAACAAGTTGTAATTTCCAGGGATATGTAGTTTCTATACCATTAAAAGTTACAGAAACGGGACCCATCCAGAGTTTAGCTTCAACAGCTACTCGCCATATTTGTTCAGCCATTCTGAGCCCCTAACTGTCCAGACCATAGATTATCTCCCATAACTAGGTCTCTTACTGGTTGTGATACAAGTGAACCCAACCATCCAAATGCCCCCAACGTTACTACAATAACTATAGGAGTTGTAGAACCTGGAGTTAAAACAACAGCTAAGACACCAAACCCAGACATCGTAATCAGCCCAATAACAATATCCACACCAACAAGTGATAGGCTAGTTGAACCCGTCATTGATATGAGAGCTATCCGAGTAACCACCGCAATCACCGCTAGTGAACCCGAACCAACCATCGCGATCGTCGTTGTTTTGAGGACAATGCCCGTTACCGAGAGACTACTAGACCCAGTCATTGCTATCACAGCAATTTTAGTAACCAGGGGAGTAATCACTAGACTACCATTACCGACCATACTAACTATAGCGAATATCACATCCACCGTAGCTATGGTTAAGATGCCACCACCGGTCATAGCAATTGTAGCAATATCAGTTATAAGTGTAGTAATGCTTAGTGACCCTGAACTGCTCATTGCTATTGCTGCAGTTTGAATCCCAGATATAGCTATTGCTAGAGATCCAATTCCAGACATAGTTACTGTTGAGAAGATGGTATCTGTCGCCGTGATACTCATACTACCCAACCCAGTCATCGCGACTGTAGTCAGGTGAGTAATCAATGGAGTTATTGATAGGGTTCCACTACTCGTAAAAGTAACTAAACTAAGAACTGTATCTATGCCAGCAATAGCTAATGTACTTGAGCCATTAAAAGTTATAGCAGTAATCTCAGTTACTAATGAAGTAATACTAAAGGTTCCAATACCACTCATAGTTAAAGTAGTAATCTTAGTTACCAATGGAGTAATACTTAATGATCCACTACCGGTAAAACTAATTACCCCAGTGACTATATCCAAAGCAACTATAGCGAGAGATCCGCTACTAGACATAGTAACAGTCGAGGTGATAGTATCAACTGTCGAAATACTTAAACTACTAGAACCACTCATAGAAATTACTGGTAATATCGTATCTACCGGAGTAATAGCTAAAGTACCTGCTCCAGTCATAGCAAAAGAAACAGTTTGAGTAGCAACTGTGATAATACCTTGAACTGATCGGCGGAAGTAGAACTTGGGCGCACGTAGCGGCGGGAAGAATGGAGGTGGACGTAGCCCGCTTGGGATGCCCGGCGCCCGGAAGGTGCCGACCAGGGCAAGCTTGCTGAACGTGCTGTCGGTACTGGTGAAGGTCAACGTGCCTGTAGCTGCGGCAGTGCTCTGGGTGAGATCACCCAGGACCGAACCGCCCGACGCACCGCCGCCCGTGCTGGTCGCCAGTGATGTCCAGCCACCGGGCAGGCTAACCGTCGCGCCGTTCGCGTCTTCCGCGAACCCTACGAGCAAAGTGCTGTCGCCGCCGGGCGTGAACGAAGCCACCACAACCGAGCTTGACCCGTCAGCCGAGGACCCTTTCTGGATTGCATCGGCGAACGGGTCACCCGAAGTCGCACCGCCCGTCACCCGAAGCGCAACACCCGAGGAGAATGACGGATCGACGGCACCAAGAGCGTTGGTAGTCCATGAATAGCTACCGCTATCTGCGCCTGTGGCGTACTTGTAGGCCACGATCATCGCGTGCTGGTTAGGGCCGTTGAGCAGATGGCTAACGATGTCTTTTATCACCCAGCCTTGCCCAGCCGGGGGGGTAAACGCAGCCGTTGTCGGGGTGGTGGAGCTGAACCACGCTCCGTAGATGTAAGCGACGATTAACGATCCGGCTACGACGCCAGTCGGCACCGGGACTGAGTACGTGAGGCTAGTGGTATCAACGATTGCCCCGCTACTAACGACTACCGGCGCAAGGGAAGCATCTCTAAACGTCGACAGCTGAAGTGCCCATTGTCCAGATGCGGACGCAGTTAAAGGACCAGATGTAGCGGTAGGAGTTGTCTGAATTGAATCGGCTGAACCAGTCGACGCATTTGCAGCAGCTGGTTCACGAATTGTCATACCCGCACTAGCGGAGACGTTACCTGACCCCGATGCTCCTACTGAATATATTAGCTCGTTACTATTCAATGGGGTTACGGAAGTAGCAGTCATCGCAGTACCGCTACCTGTACCCGATGATATCTTATCTAACGGGTCGGTTAACCATGAACTAATTGTAGAATGGTATTCTTGCAGGTGTAGGTGAACGAACGTCTCCGCTGTACTCAACGTCGCTGTGACAGTGTTCGTGCTAGCGGAAGCTCGACAGCCCCACGCATAGAACGTCTGAAGTGCGTATTGCTGAGTTGCGTTGCGAACCTTCGTCCCAGCCTGGAACCAGGTATTACCTGCGGTATCGACGATCGACGTGGCCAACCCGGTGCCAGCCGCGTCTAGGAACCCCACAGTGACGATCAGCAGGTTGCCGGCGTTGTTCGAGGCGAACGTAGAAACGATAGAAGACTCGCTAGTAGCCCCATCGTCCTGAAAGTTACCTCGAATGAAGCTAATCGCCACGCGACTGAACCCTCCTTTAGATAAGAGGGGCTAGTTCAGGGCCTCGAGGATGTACTGGTGCGTCTGAATCGAGTTGGCCGCGTTCGACACTGACCACGTAGCGAACAGATCAAGTATCGAGGCCGCGCCGGGATCGAAGCTGGTTCCAACTGCTGGCGCTGTAGCTGGCAGCTGCGTGGCGGATGCCGTGATCGCCGCCCCGGCCTGGATAGAGCCCACACCGAGCAGGTTCGCGGTTGCTGAGCCGCCGGCACCGACCGCGCGAACCGTCATCATCAGATCCAGCCACCATGTTTGGTTCGTCTGTGACGCGACCATCGTCAACGCTTGCGACGCCCAGGCGTCCACCGCACCGACACCGAACGAGAGCGTCAACGTGCCCGACGTGAACGTCGAGATCCGGCCGATAGCCTTGAGCCGTAACAGCTTGCCGACCCGCCAGAACTCGGTCGGCGGGGTGAGGTAGCGGGCGCTCGCAGGCGTGAGCGATGTTCGGGTGGTGCTGGTGTTGAGCGCGGTGCCGTCGCTCTCAGACTTCGCGAGAACGTCAACGAACCCAAGCGTGCTCACGTCTCGGTCCCGGTAAACGAGCTGATCGGTACAGAGCAAGTATCACCCGAGTTGACTGTCTTAGCGAGAGAAGCGCCACCCCGGAAGTTCATTGGTTTAGGCGTCCCCGTACTATCATGCGTATACGCGTCTGCCCATGTACCCGCAGGCATGTTTGTCGCGGTAATGGCACCCGAAGAGTTTGTCTTAGATCCAGATGCGGCACCAGTCGTTGGAACCGCACCGACAAGTGTAATACCACCAGCGGGATAAGAGCCACCCGAAAATACAGTACCCGGTGTAGCAGCAACAGAGACCGTGGTAGTAAACTCCATCTTAACAGGATACGTATACGGAGTTCCACCTAGCTGAACAATCGAAGTTGTACCTGCCGTATACCCGGCAGCAGCCCAACCACCGTACTCCATATCAAGGACATCATTAGCAAAGGTCGTGAATTTGGTCATGAGTGCAGCTCCTCAATCTTCGCCAGAAGCATATCTCCATGAACCCCATCCTCCGCTGCCTGAAAAATCGCCGCAGTGATCTCAGCACTCTCACTGTGAACACCACTCAAAATCTCTTCCTTCACTGGTGCAGGTGTACAATCATGGTGATACGTTTTCTCCCCATAATGGAGTTTCGGATGATCGTCATGCTGACCGCAGTGGTCACATGTAGTCTGATACCGCATAAGTGCCCCTAACATGAGAGTATCCTCTCCGAAGAGAGGAGAACGGGCCCCGGTTAGGGGCTAGCCCGTCAACGGGCTCTTAACGCATGATCACATATTCTCATACTCGAAAAAATCCCGCAACTTACACCGTACCGGAGGGATCCAACAGGGTCTGGAATAAATCTATGGAGTTTGCCTTGACTAAAGTGTTGACTAATGAGATAATTAACATATGAAAACAACAAAACAATGTAATATCTGCGAAAAAACCAAACCTCTCGATGAGTTCTATAAGCAAAAGAAAAACCTAGATGGATATCAAAGACGTTGTAAACTATGTGCTAATAAGCTTACTAATATCTCTCGAAATAGACGCTACAAAGAGGATAAGGTATGGGCAGAACGCAGAAAAGATCAACTAAGAAGTAAAAAATATGGATTAACACTAGATACCTATCTAACACTTAAACAAATGTCTGATGGCAAATGCATGATCTGTAGCAGACAAGTACGTTTGGTTGTAGACCATGATCACCTAACACACCTAGTCAGGGGGATGCTCTGTTACAAATGTAACGCTGGATTGGGAAATTTTTCGGATAATCTTGAACTTTTAAAGTTTGCAGTTCAATACTTAGAAGATCATTTACAGTTAGCTGCGGAATATCAGTAATTGACACCGCACTCATCTAGCATATAAGATTAACCCAATCACTGACCGAGGAGGAGTTACATGGGTATTTATGCCAATGAAAACTACCGTAAAGATAAGAATGGTAATCTAGTACATACTCACGAGATCCCGGGAGTAACTACTACAACTATTTACATACCCGTAGTTACCATCGAGCATCGAGATAATTGTTATTGCTGTTCTTGTTACGAGAATGAAAATGGATACGTAGGTAACATGGATGTATACTGTCGCAATCACGGCTGGGATGGTGCTAGACCCTGCGAGTTACATGACATGCCCGGTAGCCCCGAAAATATCGACAGTGTTCAGACAGTTCGTCGTGAGCAAGCCCTACGCCGAGCTCGTAACCGATCCTATGAAGACTCATAATGTGGGGCTGGGTATGGTGTGTAATCACTCATCATCATAAGTATGTACTAGTTGCTCCTCATCATGAACATGCCTTTACGCTGTGCCGCCGTTGTGGTAAAATAAGAGTATGATAGTTACCAAGCTTTATTGCCTCGTACATGGGGTCCAGCCCGACAGCGGTCGCCTAGTGAATTATTGCCCCATCAACCGATGCGACAAGCCCCTCATGCCCCTGGACATCATCCAAACAACTGTATCTATAGATCGGAGGGCTATCCGTGAGGGTAGTGGTGACGGGCGGTAGATTCTACGAAGACTATGCCACCCTCTCAAAGGAGCTCGACAAGATCCACACCGAAGGCTATAAACATCTAGAACCAAGCATAACCCAACTCGCTCACGGCGACTGTGAGGACGGTGGAGCCGACCGTCTCGCCGGCTACTGGGCAGACGCCAACAATATTCCTGTTACCCCCTACCCAGCTCTCTGGTATAAATATGGAGACCCCGCCGGCCCCATCCGCAACCGAGTCATGCTAAGACTTTTTCATCCTGACCTAGTGATTGCTTTCCCCGGAGGCAAAGGAACCAAAGACTGCATCGAAAAAGCCACCCGTATGCACATCCCGATCTACAGAGTAGAGTTATGAGTAAAAAACCGCCGGCCAAAGCCAGTGGAGGTCTCTTAGTATTGCTAGGAGAACTCCTATTACTTTTCATCGACCTAACCTACGGTCTAATAGTCCTATTCCTCCTACTGGGGATTAACATCCTATGGTGGATGATGGGCTGGGGAGACAAAAAATGAACTGCAGCCAAATCGCCAAGAAATCTCACGTAACCCCCAAGGACGTGACCTCCAAGCTAGCCCACCTCGGTGTGGATGACCGCGAGTTTCTCGTCAAGGAAGTACCTATCTTCATCCAAACCCTTATTTTCTCCCTTAAGGAGAGCAATGAATAGTCAGTTTGTAGCCGACGACGTCAAGGCAGTTTTCCTAGAAGCCATTAGGCGTCACGCATCACTGCAAGGCAAGTCAACGGAAGACCTGGGGAAGACCCTAGGATTGTCAGGCAGGGGCGCACAATTATTGCTGCGCGGGCACACTATCCTCACATTCTGGGCTATCCAAAAGCTCTCTCAAGAGCTCGGCATCACGTGGGAAATCACCGCCCACACCAACGAATCGAACCCGACGCTAGTCCAACAGGAGGTCCAAGGTGGAGTTTCATAAAGAAGATGATGGCAGCCTTAGTCTAGAGTCTGCTGTGTATCAGGCTGTCGGAGCGGCCTCAGTTTGCTGGGAATCCATGGAAAACACCGGAGTTTTCCAAGAGGGTAAAGCCCGCGATGTTGCCCAGGCTTTGCTAGCATTCATCAAGGATAGAGAGTCAGTGATAGTGGAGCTACCGGATCATCTCCTAGCGGTCAGAGATAGGATCAGAGAAACAACCTACGGTAGCAATAACAGCAATGCTCGAGGACGTATGGCTGGTTATGAAGATTCTGCCAACCGCATCCGCAACTTGACAAGAAGCTGGTCATGAAGCTCAGAGCCATAGGCCGCACAGTCTTCTTACAGCCAGACCGCCTACCCAAGCACTCAGACATTAGAGTAGCTAGTTTTGAGAATCACTTAGATGCCCAACTTTACGTCGCTACCATGAATGTCTATAGATTATATGTTCATCTAGCAGAAGCTAAGGAGCTGCAAGAGAAATGGGAGAACGAGCGGATGTTGGCGCGGAGTTCGAGAGGACCGAGCCCCTCAGAGACCAGTCTCGATCAACCTCTGACAGAGGAGCCTCTAACCTAAAGATCTCGTGGGATAGACCCATCACAGAGATTGATCTAGCCCGTAAGCTGTTCGCCCTGTGTGACCCCCGCCGAGGATTAACGCTGGATAGTCTCTTCACCAACGAGCCGGGTCGTCATGCTCAAGAAAGCCGAGCAGAGTTTTACCTGTGGCAAGATAGGGCCCGTAACCTCATGGAATGGATGGCTCGATGAAAGAGCAAGAACTGGGGTGGGCTAGATGGCCCTGGCAACAATGCCGGGCTGTCCGTGAACCGAGACAAGACAGCAATATCTGGGGCCGATGTGAACTACGTCGAGGACACCCCATAGAAGTAGATCATGCCCTCGAGCGAGGCTTTGACACCCCCCGCTGGAGTACCGACTGGACCGAAGACCCCCAGGTAAAAGCCTGGATGGAAAACCATAGATTGGATAAGTAGCATGCAAGAGAATGACGGAACTCTCAACCCAGATGGTACCATGAAAAGCTACGATGACTGGATGAAGGATCAGTTAATCTCAGAGCTCCGACTTAGAGATCAGCAGAATCATCAGGTAGGAGAACTCAAGCCAGAGCTCAGACTCACAGCAGAATATGAGAGTATGGCAATTAGTCTAGTTCTAGAAGATCCAGATCTAGAAGATCTGGAAGCAGTTTTGCATAAGATTGACTACTGGCTACAGCTCCCGTATCAGCTAAAGTTCAGGAATACTAGTGGCTAATGTCCTAGACACCTCGCCATCATACCAGCAATGGCTATCACGCCTAGCCCACGGAGGGACAGATATAGGCCTCGATCACTTTATCAGAAAATATACTAACGGCATTAGTCGCAAAGGCACAGAGATCGGTCTTAACATATTTCACAAGGCCCCACACACAGACCTGTGGCATGCCGGCAGTGTTTTATACGACATCGAAGCCGCCCAAAAACACCGCCACACCAAAGCCGATGGTTCACTCACAGCCGTCTGGCAATTACTCAGCAGAGACCCTCTGACACTACAGCCATCAATACTCTGCGACTGCGGTGATCATGGCTTTATTACCCACGGAAGGTGGATATCAGTATGAAGTGCCAGTGCGATGTTCAAGCCTTCGATGGAAATATACCCTGTGATCGTGAACCCACCCAAGAAGACTTTCTCTGCGATGCGTGCCGTAAAGCCAAGCAGGAAGGATACTCACACGTAATAATGACACCCCTGAACGATATCAGCAAAGCCAAGCATCTGTACACGACAAAAGCAACATTCACAGAGGAGCAAGTAGATGATAGAAGACAAGCTCGATCGCAGTGAACGCATACGCCTCGAGGCATTAGCTCAGAGTATAGCATTTAACAACAGCCAACGGCCAGTAGGAGCTAATGTAATAGCCTCAGACAAGATTATCAGAGACGCCAAAGTTTTTGCTCGATGGATTAATATAGAGACAACAGATGGTTAAGACCAAGAACGTAATCACTATCTGCCCACACACATCTAAAAGACACTGGGATACTCTCGAGGGCGTCATCGAAATTATAGAAAGCATCGGAGAGGGAGAGGAATTCAGCCCCGGTGAAGTATGGGGAAGATTTACTAGAGAACAATGGTGGACATCACCCGGTTTCGTATCGTCGATAATCTCCGAGTTAGTGTATCATGGTCTCCTGGTGAGGATCAATGAGTCGGAATATAAGAACAAAGCCCGATACCGCAAAGTCAACTATGAAGTTGACGGACGGTCTGTACCAAGTAAAGACCAACTACTTATGTGCGGGTTTTGTAGTAGAAGACGGGGTCGTAATACTATGTGCCCCTATCCTGCGCAATAAGTTAAAGTACTGGGTAACGGTGGCAGAGCGAGTAGAAATCAAAAGCCCCAAGAAACGAAAGAGGTTGTTAAAGTAACATGATAGTTCTCAAGTATGACCTGCAGCCAGCTTCATTCACACTCAATATAGTTAAGTTGCCCATGGGTTCTCAAGCATTACGCGTAGATACTCAGGGAAGAGGTCTTAAATTGTGGGTAATGGTGAAAGGAATGAATGGCGGGAAAGCAGAATCTAGGCAGTTCCTTGTAACAGGTACTGGGTATGAGTGGAATTATGGAATAGATGAACTTAAGTTTATTAATACTTTCTTCAATCCGGAGCATGATCTAGTATTTCATGCGTTTGAGGTAGTATCGTAGTTAATGTTTTCAAAAAGTTGCTACAGTAAGCGCGTGGAATGGTCTGTTACGCACGGTGACTTTCTCCCCTCCTTAAACCACCCGGGGGGGTTCATATCGGACACATTACTTCCTTCCTTCATCACACAAAGTAACCAAGAATTAACAAAGAAAGAACAAGATAGTAACCGATTTAAATTTAAGATAGAACATCTACAGATCTATCCTCCACTATCCCCTCCCCCTATGCATTGTCTTATTGTTATATCCCCATGCATATGCGCCTCTTGATTGACGCGGGGATATGCACCTATCATATCCAGATCATTCCCTCATCGATTAGGATATGATCAATGCATCATTGCCCCGCGCATATCCATCCATCATTAGGATGCATCCTGCCTGCATAGGCATAGGTATATACCCCCCGCCTATATACCCCCGGCATATACACACTTCTTATCCCCACCATAAGATGGGGATAGAAGGTCAGTCAGTTGTTATCCCCATATCCGCAGTCCCCAGGAGCGCGGCATACATTATCCCCGGGGCCAGCAGATATCCAGACCTGACCAGGAGTAGCAGTCGCAATCCCCGGCAAGTCCACCCCAGGGTCCCCCGCCTTGCCCGGAGTATAATCCCCGTGAGTGATTGTCGAGGTCGATGGTGAGGGTGCAGGCATGGGAGTGATGGTGTGGTGATGCGGCGAGTCAGCAGTCAGAGTGATCGCAGTGACCCCCGCGAGAATCAATGCGGTGATGATGAGCAGAAAGCGGGTCATGATGTCCCCTCCTTGGGGTGTCGAGTGATTGAGCATGCATTAATGCTACCGCGTCTGCAACTCCGTGTCAAGGATCCATGCATGGCGACGGATGATCAATCTCATCTTGCGATGCAGCATGTAGTTGCGGATGGTTGTCATGATTCCCCCCCCTTTCGGGATTAGTTGCGAAATTGGATGCATTCGAGATCGTTGTCGTCGCGGCAGATTTCGATGTCGCAGTGATGGATTGGGCAGCAGTCATATGAGAGCAAGAAGTTTTTGGCGGCATCGTCATTGATCGTTTCAGCAAGATGGTGCGAGATCAAGATGGTAAGATCAAGTTGATCGATGTCAAGTTCGTCGTCGCAGTCAAGCAGAGTCGCGAGTAGGGCGTCAGCATCAATCATCGTCGTTGTCATGCATCTATGCTATCAGACCAACCCCCTCAGAGTCAAGGCGCTGAGCACGAGTTTGCGACCGATCGTGCCCTCTCCTTATGCTAGCATTCGCCCTCATAAATGATCTTCCACACAACACTTCTCAGGCGCATGTCCGTTTACACCAATATGTCACAGACACACCAGAAATCCCCCCGAAGGGGGATCCTGGATGGGTATGTCAGTCCTCGACCTCTTCGTCGACCTCGTCGAGTTCGGCATCGGTGGGCTCGGTGTCGGTCTCGTCCTCGACGTCGGGAACGGTGTCCTCGAGCACCTTGGCCTCGTTGCGAGCCTTGCGGGCCTCGTCCTGCTGTGCGGACCATGCGATGAATCGCTTCTTCGCGGAGGCGATCGCGGACTTCGTACCCGGAAGGGCGTATCGCGAACCCTTGCCCGGAAGGGTGTCGGTCGTCCCCTTCGTCTTCGCGTCGGCGCGGAGGAACTTGCGCAGTTCGCGTGGGGTGGTGTCGAGCGCCTCGGCGAGCTGGGCGGTCGTCATCGTTGCGGTCATGTCGTCATCCCCTTTGGATGTGATCGTCGGTCGCGGTGTGCGATCGATCAATGCCATAACCTTATCCCCCCCTGCCCATCCCGTCAAGGCAAATACCGGCACCCTAGCGCCACCTCCTAAACTGCTATTACAATGCCATCATCACCCCTGCATCAAGCACGCGCCCGCGCGAGGGGATGCTCCTTGGCGGCTCTGAGATGCCCGTAGGAGCAAGATCGGATTACGCGCATGCGATCACCCCACCCCATCCAAAGGATCATGCTACGGTCAATCGCCCCTTTAAAGCGTCTAGCATCGACGCCACGGCAAGCGATCCCCTTTGATTATGCTGGCATTGAGCGTCACCCTTACCCCCTTAAAATCGCTCTCAGGCCCTTATCTCCAAACCGGACCCTTTACTCCCAAGGAACGGAAGGGACGCGCATCCTGATCGTGACTTTCATCCCACCGATATCCCTATCCCATGATTCGGACAATGGCTCCCATCCTATCTCCATCCATGCCTTAGCGGCTATGTCACCATATACCTCGTGTTGGATGTATGTGTGCCCATTGCGGATTGCCTCAGCAATCATCTTTTTGGTCCGTTTTTTCGCCTTTTTAACTCTTCCCTGAATAAATGCTCGAGTCATCCGATTGTCCCTTTCTACCTTCTTAACTAGAGGCGGTGGCGTTGTCCTTTTCGGTCCCTTTACCCCCTGATCCGCTCCCATTGGATCCTTCAGGATGCGAAGAACGATCCTCCCTATCAAGATCTTATGTCTCATTACTCCCCTTCCCCAACGAATGGATCCTTTGCAGGACCCCATCCCTCAACAACCTTTTTGGCAATAAACCCGAAGAACTCATCCAATTGAGCCCAATCCTCATCATTGTCTGTTACGATGTAATTGGCGGATTCTAGCAAATCAGCAAGTTCATCCATTGCGTCCTGCATATCTCCCAAGTGCTCAGTCAGGATATTTTTCGCCCGTTGGATGATTTCCTCGTGGGAAGGTGTCGATGTCATGTCCGATCTCCTATCGTTGGGATGACTTATGCCGCACAGAATGGTTATGACTCTTCGGAGGAATCCGACGGATCGGAATCCCGCGCATGAGTTCACGGATTTCATCAGGTGATTTCTCATCCTGCATGCGTCGATCCATTGCCTCACGGATGGGATCGGTCGTTGTCATGCCCCTATCCTACCATGCCCCCCGTACGTTGGATGGCACCTAAGTGCCAGTCCTTCCACCGTCCTCAACGACGTCGTGAGCCATCACCCCCTGTACCTTTATGCTGGCTATCCCCTGAACTAATGCCGCCCTTAGGATGAGTCTCAAGCCTTCCCCATTGTCCCTTTTCGTGGTGTTGAGACGTAGTATCCTTTAAAGGAGAGATTTCTGTTTCTACTATGTTTAGGAAGTATCGTTGTTTTGGGATCTCCGAGCTTTTTGACGGACCAAAAGCCAACTTTGCAATCGTTAGCAGCTGTTTACAACATGTAGCACGCAACTTTACGCGGCATGTGAGCCTCATGTACCGCCTGCAGAATTTACGTGGGATTGACAGAGCATCAATCTAGCTCCACTGTGCACTATAGATCTTATCCCACCACGAAAATAAACGCCACGCTCTCCACCTCTCCATTTCGTCCCATAACAATTTTGCGATCCAACGTTTACTACCTCACCCATCAATTTATCCACCTCCTTCGCATTCCCTCAAGTGTGAGTCATCATCGCGTAATCATCAATCAATCGTCGCATCAAGCATATACCTTCCCGATACCTAAAATAATCCCTCATACCCAAAGATGATCGCTTATTTCTATCATTATGATCAGCATTCTCTTGATTCCTAAATTAATCCTCAGGATTTTCTTTTTCCTTTTCTCTGATCAAAGCCTTCCCATCATAGGGACAGAAAGCCCATCCATCCACACCATATCTGCCACATTTGATACATCTTCTCATCCCTCTAGTGCTCTTTAAAGCGTTGCCTGTACTCTCAGTAGTGTTACCATTAGCCCCAGTCTCTTCCCCCATTCTCCTCTCAGCCCCCCCTCCAGCCTTAACAGACCCATATGCCGTATTCTGCCGAGCCTCAAGGTCCGACAGTGTCAGTCTAAGCTCTCGCGCTATGCCTCTAAGCCTTTTGTCGATGCGGTCCTTGAGTTGGAAAGCGAGCTCATTTCGTATGCTGTATCCGCTTTTTCTATACCGTTTAGCCTCTCCTCCCGCACCAGCCCCTATCTTTCTCCCTTTCTCAGTTGTTCTTGTCTTAGCTCTACCCAATTCCCCATCCCGCGTCATCTGCTGACCTTGTCCCTGAATCAGTGGACCTAAAGCCATATACCATAACTGCACGTATTTATCTAAGAATTCCCTAGGCAGCATGTACAACACTTCCTGCGAGACTTGACCATATCCCACACCACCCGATGAGAGTATTTCAGCGAGCCTGTGTCGAGGGTCCTCTGTCATGTGTAATAGTATCCTTAGTTAGAGGGTAACTTCAGTTAACAAACACATGTTGTTGGGTAAGCTTTGAAGCTCATCCCGATAGCGGTTTCGTGGGTCGGGGTCCCATATTGATCCTCCGTTATTTTGTAGACTGACAGCCAGCCTTCGTGGGCAGATTCAACCCTTAAGTATACCCGTGAGCCGTCAGGTTGCTTGAGAGTGTTGAACCTAGTTTTGGCGGATTCGAGGGTGCAGTAACTACAGGTGGCCATCAGGGATTTCTCCATTTGCGATAGCTTCCTGACGAGCTGCTTCAAACCAACTAACCCGAATTGTGGGGTTATACTTAGAAGTAGGTGTATGTTCTGTTTGAGCAGAAGCGAGGTTCATGTCATGTTCACATTCCGGACAGGGGTATTCTAAGCAATTTTTGTGTTGCATTGGATTCCTTTCGGTAGCAAGCCCAAGGAGCTCATGGCGGCGGATACTAGCCCCCGGCGAGTGTACGTATTCGACGACCTGTGCCCACCGTAGGGCATTGCGTTTGAGAGAATGAATAATGATGATTGATTATTGATATCTAAGCACGCGCGCGACCCTGTTGGAAGCCCCGGTCGTATGCGCCCGAGCGCATCTCCCGTCATGCGAGAACCCATAGTATCTGGCTTTGTGGGGTGTTTTGCTGTTTCACAAGCTGACCCTGGGCGACTCGGTGCTCGAGCTTATTAGTGAGAGAACGGCGCATCTTGGGCCACTGCATACCTAGTTGTTCAGCGAGCGCGCGGGTGTGCGCGCGATCACCTAGCACCTGTAAAGCCTCGAGGATCCCGTCACTACCGAGGCTAGATTTACTGGTCCTGGTACTATTCTCCGGACTAACTACCGGATACCAGCCCTTCTCATGAATATTGACAGTATACTTAGCTTTTTTCCATGTCTTACTTTCTGTCTCCATATCTACCCCGTCAGATCGAGGTGTAAGATACATAGAATCCTCAGCCCAGGCATGATTAGCAACACTGCCTAACATACGTTGACCAGCGCGTTTAGCTTCGCCATTTTTATTCATATGATGTACTAAGATAAGTGCTACCTCATGCTTACGAGCAAGTTCTTTGAGAGGTTTAAAATACTTAGTAGTCATCTCCTGAGACTGATTCTCCTGTACAAGACCCGCGGTCATCATAAGAGTGTCTACAATAATCAGTCTATAGGGTTCGTCGGAAGCCATGGTAAAACCCCGCCGTAATTGTTCATCAAGCCATTCTTGCCAGACATCTTCGGATAAAACAAGACCGCCCTGAAGATTCATGTCGACCTTAATAAGTGTTTCATCATCCAGAGGTTGTGTAGGTTCCAGGTAAAGATAGCCATCCTGTACCGAGAGGGGCATTTGTTTCTTACCCCGCTTGATGGTTCCCCATCGAGACTTGATAGTTACTGGGCTATCTTCTTCTTGTAGATATAGTACTGGTCCGGGCTTCTCAATGTCAAAGTGGTTAAGAAAGCGGGTACCCGTAGCAACACTGATGGCTAAATCAAGACCGAACCATGATTTATAAGACTTAGGTTCTCCAGCTATAAACCCAACTCCACCTTGAGTAAGGATATTTTTAACCAACCATCGAGGAGGTTTAACTAATTTCAACATAAGATCAGCTTGTTGAGGAACTGACTGTTGAGCATGTTCTCTAAGAACTTCATCTTCTTCTACTTTCTGTGTGGATCGTTGTGCGATAGCTTTATTAGCCTCTATGATAAGTCGTTTATCTTCATCCGAACGGCCAGCATACTTATTCCATACCGTGCTCTTCACGATTGAAACGATCTCTGCGAGACTACAACCAGCATCAGCCAAGGATCGTTCAATCTCCCAGAGTACATTGCTGCGATCACCAGAAGTCTGTCGAGCCCTGATGTAATCTCGAATACGTTGAGTAAGCTTAAGCTTTACTCGGGCCAATACCGTGTTATGCTCGATTGCCTCGATCTCTTGGATAACTGCGTCGGTGAGATCGTTGGCTGCACCGGCACCGCGCACCTCCGGCAAGTCCTCGAAGTCATCAGACAGGTATGTGCGCCCATTAGTCCATAGAACCTTACCTTGAGGCGATGCACCAGATACTTTATCACGATACTCCAGCTTATGATTGGTCCAACCCGGTATCCTCAACAGCTGTGTGGTATCCCACCCGCCGAGGTCAGCGCCGAGAAAGTATGTCAGTCTTTGATTCTCGTTACCGGGCCAACTCGCACCCTGGATATCACCCATCGATAGAATCCAGAGAGCCTGATAGCGTCCTGGGGATGTCTGCCAGGCAACAGTCGGAGGATATTCCTCGGGTATTTCCTTGGGGTTAATCTCATCTAAATCTGCCCAAAGAGCGCACTCATCCATCGCAACATCAGTACGTCGTTGTTCATACTCAAAAAGAGAGGGGCACCAATATAGATCATGCTCCTCGTGCTGAGCCATGTGAGACAAGATCTTATCTTTGTCCTGAGGCCACTTAAAGGCTGGTCCTTCGTAGAATCCTGCGCGTCGAATTCCTGCTGCTGCCTGCTCTTCTCGATCAATCCAGGGGAAGAAGCAATAACCTTTCTGTGTACGCCCCCATGCGCGCTTAATTATACTGAGCTGCTTCTCATAGTCCACTAGACTTCATCACCTTCGAGAGTTCGCCAGCAAGCTTCAGAATAGCTTTCCCTTTCTCTGACCCCCGTAAGACAGTCTTCTTCAGGTATTGCTCTTCCAGCCAATCTAGTATTTCCTTACGTTCTTGAGTACGGCCCTCCTTTCTACCCTGAACTAAGCCTCGTTCGAATTCGGATGCCATCAGACTACCTCCTCGGTCGTTGGAGTAATGATCATATCAGACATTTGCCCTTTGGGACATAGCGGAGTGGAATAAAGTCGTTAGAACCACCTATTGACTCTCAATTTTTGGTTTGATAGAGTAACTGCATCGATCAATCGCCGCTACCGAGGAGGCAATTATGGCTGAGGCCAGCACCGGAGTCAAAGATATCCGCGATTTCTTCGAAATGAAGACGGGTGAGTTCATGGCCCAGTGGAAGAAGTTGTCCGATAAGGACAAGGCCGAGCTGAAGCAGGGCATCCAGGACAAGACCCTGACCTACTGACCCGCCCCCCGGGGACAAAGAGACATTTTAGGGGTCGGCACCCCACCCTCCCAGCATGCTCACTAGATTTAGCCGCTAGATATCTAGCTGGGAGGGCTTTAACTACACAGAGGAACTTCTGCGGGGAATAATTCCCTTGATAGCCAGTAATGTTGAAGAGTTAGGGCTAAAGGTGAAACCCCGGCAGACGCGCTGCTTAGTCACGCTTCTTGGTCCTGTCCATAGGGAGTAGGCATGACAGTCCCGTTCGAGTCGGGCCAGCGCACGGGTGCAGTTCAGGGTAGAGACTGATCAACTCAACCAGGGATTTCGGTTAGCGCCGAAGGGGATCGAATCCCCGACTGCACACGAGGATATAGGGGGGTCACGCGGCTTGCCGATAACCCACTTCCTCAATTGCAGGGCTAGGGCGGTTTATAAAGAACTAAGACCCCGCGCCTATCCCACACAAGCTAAGAAGATTGGGTAGTGACTTCTTTGCTGATGATAGATGGGGGTTCTGGTCCCGGATCCCGAATGACTACTCAGGGTATACAATTTAATCCCCTCAACCTTGGGGCACCGGTAAAATCTCTTCCGCGAGAGGTTTACACTCGAAGGTTAGAGGGTTTCATGACGACCCCAGGGTCTTGACGCAGGTCCCCCCGATACTGCTGATGGGCCCTGGGGTCCTTACTATCCATCCTACCGAGGAGATGGTATGAGCAGGTACAGTGGTCCGGGCCCGTTCAGCGCCCGAAACACTAAAGAAACCAAGCGAAAAGAAGCCAAGGCACGACAGTTTGTGTGGAATACCTTGACGCCGGAGGAAAAGGTCAAGAAGGAACTTGACTGGCATGGTACACAGCCCAGCGAGTGGCTGGTACAGCTTCTTACTCAGAAATACGCATGATAACCCTGAAAGAACTTCTAGAAGATTCAACTTATAAGAAGTTCTTCCTTAGTAAACCGGAACTTGCAGTTATCCCTCGAACTTCTCCGCCATGGCGGGTATATGTCCAAAAACGCATAGACCTGGGCTGGGCATGTCGAGATATGTGGACATATGTTGATGCCTTCAAGTTGTTGAAGAAATACCTTCCCGATGTTTACGATGCTACCATCCAGTCTCGAGGTACAGCCTTTAAACCCCCACACAAACTGGTGAGGGTAACTAAGAGCGGTAAGCCCATTATGATCAGGGGGTCAAATGGCAAATTAACTCAGAGAACAAAGATAGTATTCTGGACTCCTCATTTACCAGCTGATGAGACTATTCATCATTGGTGCCCGTATTGTAGGCGGCCAGTAGTTATTGGGTGGTTTAGCAAACATCATACATTCAGCAAAGCTCCATTTGATCCCACCTCACGACGGTGTCCCATCTGCGGGGCTAGTGAGATGTTAATGGCGGGATTACGATGAGGGTGCATCAATGGTGCATGATAACTTTTACGCCCGTGGAAGTGCTGGGAGACGCGCAGGGGCAGCCCATCGTAATTGTTGACCCCGATACGCAATTAGCATGCGAAGATAAGGCCACTTATGGGTGCTTCGCATGTAACGAACCTCTGGAAACTCACTTCAACACCCCCTGTGAGGCATAAATGCTTGCCCTTGGTATACTTCTAGTATTTATTATCTTGATTATCTCGGGATTAACTCAGTTGTCTCTTTTTGAACCTTCTCTTCCTTACACTCCAAAACATTTTCGTAAACCTCATGAAATAAACTCGGTCATACAGAAGTATAAAATTGACAACCTCTCAAAAATCTTATAGCATTGTAGTAAGGAGGCGATATCATGACCCATGAAAAAACCTACGGAGCCAAACAGGTAGCACATCGTATAGGCACTGATCCTAAAGTGTTTAGGAAGTGGCTTCGCTCCGAAGGTAGCCCCTATGAGGCAGTAGGTCAAGGTGCACGGTATGAATTTCCAGTTTCAGAGCTCGCTGAGATTCGTGGAGCCTTCCTCGAGTGGCAAGCAGCACGAAACCAAAATGGGAATGGTAAACACCATGATTAAGCCTCAGCCTTTCTGTCGACCCTGCTGGGTAGAGCTCATAAGAGGAGAGCCCACAGTAGATACTAAGATGGATAACCCCACTCAAGAAATTTGCTGCATGTGTGGAAATCAAACTAAATCCGGCCTTTATCTCAGAGTAAGTTCAACTACAGTGAGGTATCTAACATGATTTATGCTCTGATTCGTGCTGATGGAACTGTAGTCAAGTCTGGAGAGAAGATCATAGATTTCAGAGGTAATGACTATGTATTTATTCAGATCAGTAAAAATCCTGAACCACCCTCAGGTGGAAGGATCGAAGTTCAAGTTCCCGGGAGCCCGTACAATAGAAGTGAATATTACCCATCCGTTTTTGACTGCGTGATTGAGGGGAGATCTGATGGCTAAGGTATTCTTGACTGAGCTAACTACCGAGGAGTTAACAGCTTTACTCAACAAACATGAACCCTTCGCAGTAAAGTTTGGTTCTCAGTTCGGTAAGATAACCTTGGAACCTAAAGAGGCGAGGGCTTTAATCCGTTGGATAGAGCACTACAAGAGAATGAGGAGGGAAAACAATGACTTCTGAAGAACTTCAACGTCGTAAGCGAGTAGTAAGAGGGTGGCGATACCGTAGAGATTTTGGTCCTAAAGAACGTAATGAAGTTAGAGCATACCTGAGAGGGGGTGATGTACCAGAAGAATATAAGTATATGGATAAGGCTATTGGTTTTGGTAACCCCATAGATATGAATGAGGAGAAATGAGAAATAAGTTCATTACTGCGGTATTGACTGCAACTTTGCTGGCATTGGGATGGGTAACTTTTGCCTCTTCTGCAAGTGCTACACCCCCCCTTACTCAGACTGTCGGTCAGTGCGGTGATACTTCCACACCGACTACTAGGCCTGATAGTGGTCATCATGGTGATTGGGCTACATTGATCTTGACTCGAAAGACACATGTTTGCCGCACAGCAGAAGATACTTATACTGCCACCATCTCCGATGACGGAACTTTAACTACTCTTGCTAGCCTATCACCTCGAGATGGTGTTTCTCTCACCGCGGGAACAACTGGGGAAGTTCACGGTACTTATGACTGGACTTTCATTGCTAAAAATCTGAATCTAGATGCTTTAGTCTCACCCTCGGCAGATACTACTACTAGCACCTGGCTTCAGGAATTGGTTAAGGCCTCCGGTGGCGAGTGGTGTAATGGTGAAGGCCATGAGTATATTTGGACATATACAACCTGTTCTGAGAAATGGATAGATGCTTCTAATAACAATGACGGTCAAGATGGCAGTGCTGGAGACATTACGGGTAAGAAATGCCCCGTTGAGACTCCCACCCCCACTCCGAGTAGCAGTACTCCAGTATCTAACCCCAGTACCTCCGCATCTACTCATAGTGCACCCGTAACTACTCATGCCAAGACTACACATCATGCAGTAGTTGTGCAAGCCAACTCTGAAACCCCTGCTGCCCAGCCTGTTCTAGCTTCTACTGGACCTCGCAATGTTGGAGGCTTTCTAGCATCAGCTTTGCTGGCTTTGGTCCTGGGGTGTGGATTGCTTTTTGCGGGACGTAAGGTGGGTCATCGCCACTAGCGCTGGAATCTAATATTCCGCGTGGAGTTGACATCCCCCACTGCATTTGATAGATTAGTAGTACACCGCCCAATAAGGGGCATGACCGAGGATCTTAGTAAAAGAACTAAGTGACCGGTTCGAAGTGAAGGAGATATCGTGGCGACTGCTACGAAACGCCGGCCAGCCAAGAAGGCTCCAGCCAAGAAGGTCGAAGCTGAGGTCGAAGAGCTCGAAGTAGATGACGAGGTCGAAGAGGACGAAGTTGAGGACGACGAGGACGAGGATCTCGAGGAGCTCGAAGAGGACGAGGTCGAAGAGGTCGCTCCCAAGTCGAAGACCAAGAAGAAGACCGGGGCTCAACAGGAGGTCACCTTCGGAGTCAGCGATCTGGTGCAGTACCTGATCAAGACCACGGGCAAGAAGGTTGACGCCCGCGGACTGCGCAACCTGATTCGTCGCATGGCCCGGGATGGTAAGGGCCGAGTCGACCGGGAGATTGTTGCCGGGAACCGCGCTCGGTATGACTGGAGCGGACCGAAGGATCCTGAGGTCAAGGCCATCATCAAGGCTTTCAACGCTGGGGAGTTGGACCAGGATAAGAAGGAGAAGCTCGACGCGCTGAAGGAGCGCAACGAGAAGATTCGAGCCGAGAAGGCCAAGCAGGGAGTCAAGGCCACCAAAAAGAAGAAGGCAAAGCCTGCTCCGGTCGTCGAAGATGACGATGACGAAGATGAGCTCGAGCTGGACGACGACGAGTAACCCTTTGCAGACCAGGCCCCTGGCGGGACCCACAGGTGAACCCGATTTCATCGACGACTACACCCGCCAGGGGTCTTTGCATGGTTGACAATTCTCACAGGGTCTGATATACTTGGTATATCAATTCCACACCAAGGAGAGTTTCATGCTCATCGACACGGAGAAATGCCCAGAACTAGATGGCAATGAGATAATCCCGGGAGCTAACCGCATCGCTCACAATGTTTTTCTTCGAGAGTGCGGTCATTGCCCTTGGTGTGGGGCCCACCGTCCACTTCGCAAGAAGGAGTTGAAGTCATGACCATGTTTCCCGGTGCGGGTGCATCCATCGACTACAATGAGGCAGGAGAACCAACTAGTTGGGATTACCCGATGGATGATGCCCAGTCTTTCTACTGCGACATATGCGGACTCAACCATGAGGGGGGTTGTCCCGGTGATACCGAAGATGACTACGAAGGGCATGACTCCTGCCATTGCGGTCATCCAGAATGCGGGGCTTGCTAATGGCAACCGAATACAACAACATTCCTCCAATGTCCATCGAAGATTTGTTCAAGCCCCCTGACCATGTGGTCATACTAAAGTCTACTTGGTGGTTGACTCTAGCCAAGCAAAGCTTGGATCAAAGACTGAGTATAGTTAAGCAGGATCCAAAGGACCCAGAAAGTAAGTTGTTTAAGTTATACGCAAGACTCAGGGATCGACTAGAGCTAGTCAACAAAGAACTTCTTAGTCGAGCTCAATCGGATCAACGAGATTTACCCACTATAGAGATACCCAAAGGGGGTTATCATGTCGATGTATCTTCTGATTGAGTTTGATAATGATGTCCAAGCTCGATCCCTCATCACCCGCCTCGAAGGTAAGCTTGGTATGAAAGCTGTCGGATTGTTTAAGAAGCCTACCAAGTTCTGCGAATGCCCCCCTATGAGCGATCTTCAGCAATCTCGTGAGGTCACGAGGGGTGATCTATTTGGTTGGAGGGTGCATCGCGCTTGCCGACGCGCCAGGAAAGCTCCTCAGGCTCCTAAAAATCTACTTGAGGCGGGCCCTCAAAGCAGTCATGATATATTCCTGCATCTCTCAACTTACCCGATTATGGTGCACAATGTCTCTTAGTCAATATCACTACAATAACCTATCCCACATGCATGAGATGAAGCCCGCTAGGGATATTGACATCATCATACTGAGAATACATCTCACTCTAGACCATGGAGTATCATCCAAGGACGCTCGAACTAGAGCTCAGATAGGTCGACTTCATCTTCTCGCTCACGCCGTTGATGCTTTCCCAGACCTCAAGGAACTACTTAACCCCCCCCGAAGCTACACGTAACGAGACACGAGAGGTCATGTTGAGTCATGCCGGGCTATAGAGAATGTGGATGTTATGACTATGGGGATATTGAATTTCTACATACAACTCAATGCATCCTAGGACGGTTACCAGGTGAAGTATCGATGGAAAAAACGACCATATCGTCACCAAGTATTAGCAGTGAAAAAATTACTGGAGACTGGTTTTGGCGGCGCTTTGCTGATGGAGCCCAGGACTGGGAAGACTAAAGTTAATATTGACTATGCCAGTATTCTTCATGCTGCTGGTAAAGTGAATAGAGTTTTAGTCTTTACCCCAGTCTCAGGCTTGGCTGTGTGGAAAGATGAGATCGAGGCAAACTGCCCCTACCCCTACAGACTTACGATATGGGATCGTAAAACACGTAAGAAAACTGATCATGAACTCCCCAGATATGGTGATGACTTAGTTGATTTTCTCATTGTCAACTATGATGCCCTATCTACGGCCGGAGCTATCATACCTTGGAAGTTAGAAGTATGCAAGAAGTGCGGTAAGATTCAGCATTTCCACACAGCTAAGGTCAAACATACTTATAAACCCGGAGAAGTCCGTCAGTTTAACAAACATCCATTCACCCAGGCTATCAAGCGATCTCGGTCTCGTGGTGGTCGATTCACAATCAAGAAGAAGCTCATTGCTTGGCAACCCCAGCTTATCACCCTAGATGAGTCTCATCGTATCAAGAGCCCCAGTGCACGTAAATCAACCATGATGCATTCCCTGGGCCCGATCGCAGACTATAGAACCATTCTCACGGGCACAGTAGTCACTAAGAAAAAACGCTTGTTTGATATCTATTCTCAGTGGAAATTTCTCAACCCCGAACGCTTCGAGGGTATTACATTTACTGAGTTTAAGCAGCAGTACGGTCGCTGGTTGAACATGGGAGGGTATCAAAAGTGGCTTCGTAATATTAACGAACAAGAACTTCATAGGTTGATACATCTGGATTCCTTCAGTATCACCAGAGATGAATGCTATGATCTCCCCAAGCAAACTAACCAGGTTATTCATGTAGACCTAGAAGACAATGAAAGTGGTACTATCTACGATCAGATGGCTGCGGAGATGGTTGCTAAGATCCGTACTGGAGAGATCACCGAGGCTTCCATTCAGCTCGTACAAGGACTCAGGCTTCGTCAGATCACATCTGGGCTCAGTAAAACAACTCCATCTCCCCAGTACCCGCACGGTCGTTTGGTGGTTATTGGATCGGAGAAACTAAGAGCTATTAGATCCCGTCTAGAAGATCTTATGGAACTAGATGAAAAGGTAGTCATCGGAGCACTCTGGAAGGGTGATATCTATAGGCTACAGAAAATGCTTAAGAGTATGAAGATACCTACCTTTACTATTCAGGGGGGTATGAGACACGAAGCTAGAGAGTATGCCTGGAAACAATTCCCCAAGACTTCGGGTGGGGCGGTCTTCATTGGACAACCCGCTGCAGCAGGTGAGGCAATCGACCTATCATGTGCGTCTATCATGCAATGGTATAGCCTCACGCCTTCCTGGGTCAATTTTCGGCAATTTAGTGATCGCATCGCCCTGAGCGATAAACCCACCTTCCATGAGTTTTTCCTAGCGCGAGGCACTGCAGATGAGCTTCTCTACGAAACTCTCTTAGAGGATGGTAACGTGGGTAAAGCCATGATTACTAGTCCTGAACGACTACTTAGATTGCGGGGTTTATAGGGTTTAGGAATAGGAAATTTACCGTTGGATGCAATTGATGATAAAATCCATGTATTACCCTGACCGAGGAGGACAATATGAGTGATGTTACTAAGTTAACTGATGCAGTATCTGACAAGGCTAGGCTAGCTATCCGTCAACGCCTATTAAATACCATGGATCTACATAAGAATGTTCTCGTGACACAGGTAATTCTAGACATCATGAAGGAGGAACTAGAGGAGATTAGGAAACTCAAGGTTGAGTCAGTAACTTCTCTTGATAATCCAGCTCTAATCCCGGACGACGACGAGGAAGAGGAGGACGATGATGACGTATGGCGCTCGGGAAGTTGTGATTAAGAAGCAGATCAATACCAAGCAAGAACTGATAGATACTCTTGAACATATGGGTGTTAGTCCTCATGCCCAAATCCGAATCCAAAACACCTGGGGAGGTAAGATTCAGAAGATTACTGCAACTGAACCTGATCCCGTTAAGGAAGCGATGAAGAAAATATGAGTATCATCGTAGAAGGGCCGGATGGTGCGGGCAAAACCAGCCTTATCAGAGTCTTTGAGCAGAAACTAGGTCTTACAGTAGAACCTAAGGTAGTTAATGAAGATATGACTACTACTGTTGACTTAAAACAATGGGTCGAAGATGATAATAACCGAGGTAATGACGGGAGAGTCCTTTATGACCGGCACAGATTAATTTCAGAATGTATCTATGGAGCAGTTTTTAGACCCAATACTCCCTCTCCCGGATTTGATAGCTATGACTGGTTAGCTATGGAACTAGGAATATTCTACAGTCGACAGCCATATATCGTCTATTGCTTACCTCCTCTTGAAACAGTACAGAAAAATGTCTGGCAAGATGAGACTAATATGACCGTAAGAGCTGATATAGATCAAATCTACGCCCACTACCGAGTCCGAGCAGCCATCGACCATTACCACACACCCACCTCGGTGTGGGATTATACTAAGCCTGAGACTCGTGATGACATATTGAGTAGTATCATTTACTTCTTAAAGACGGGGACCTAATGTCTGACTTTCACGATGTGGGTTTATTTCACCATAAGTTTGGTTTAGATAATACTACCATAGACTCTGCTCCTGGACCTCGAGATGTTGATCCAGCACTAATGGCGTTTAGAATCAAATTTCTTAAGGAAGAGATACAAGAGTTTGAAGATGCTTACGCCATCGGTGATGAAGCAGGTATGTTTGATGCACTGCTAGATTTATCTTATGTCGCTTATGGAACTGCCCACCTAAAGGGTTACCCTTGGGTCCAGGGATGGAATCTTGTACAAACAGCTAACATGGAGAAAAAGAGAGCTAACGCTAATGGCGGGAATTCTAAGCGAGGATCAAGCTATGATGTTATTAAACCCCCAGATTGGGTAGCTCCTAACATTGAGGGATTACTTAGAATCTATGGATGGTTCCAAGAGGAAATTGTTAGACAATGTCCTCAATGTCATAAGGAACTAAAGCAGACAGACATGTGGCGATGGTGCAAGAACACTAATTACCCTGACAAAACTTTCTGTACTATGGATTGTTTGGAAGACTATATTATGGATGAGGTAGATGAGGAGCGAGATGACAAATCGACCGTATAGAATTCCGTATAGTAAGGCCAAGACTTCTAAGTCTGCTCAAGATATCCTTAACAAAGCTGATGAACGGGATGAGCCCGTCTTCGTTATTCGAGCTAAAGATATCTTCGCCCTTCCGACTCTGAATTACTACATTGCTCAAGTTAAAAACTATGGACCTAGTAGTCCTGACTTCCTTCAAGAACTGCATAGTATCCGTGAGGCTATGAAGTCTTGGAGAGATGATAACATAGAAAGGGTACACTACCCAGACTAATGTATACTTATCAAGCACCTACGCTAACCAAACTACATGAAGAGATGTGCGAGTCTTTAGTTACTGCTAGTCTAGATCAAGTAGATATGGTAACTACTGTTGATGTTCAGAGACATGGCATCATAGCCTCAACTAATAGCATGGATTGGGATTTTGATTTAAAGTCTATGTGGTTGACTAAGTCTCGATGGACAATGATGTGCCGTCAGTATCTGGACCCAGGAGAGTTGGAGGCATGGATCGAAGCAGTACCATCGAAGATTGGATTAGATGGCCGGGGTACAGCCGTCATAAGAACCAAGATAGTGAAGCCCCGTGGTGGTGCAGCTACAGGCCATACGAATCGGGAATCGCGCCGCTGGGGTTCGTGCATGCTGACGATCAGCTACAAAGCACTTCCCACACCGACAATCAGTTTGCACAGTCGCACTTCTTACTTAGGGTACATCGGTGCACTGGATTTATCAGTCGCCTGGATGGTAGCTCGTTACCTTGCCAACGAGATGGATGTGGATGTATCTACTTTCAAGTTTGTCTGGTACAACGAGTCGATTCAGTGGCACAACTTCAAATCACTGGCATTCTTGCTCAGTAATCCCAATGTCGAAATGCGTACCTTCTACCGACGACTTTTGATCAAGCCCTTGTCCAAGCTTGGTGATACAGAGCAAGATCACATCCGTAACTCTCCTGCACTTAGACTTAGTCGTAAATGGCTTCGCAAAGTTATGCAGGAGGATGCAGACGGTCTCACCTATGGTGACATGACCTATAACACCTATCGCCGCATTCGTCGACGGTGGCATGCTGAAGTTCTTGGTGTGGAGAAAGCTAAAAGTTTTGCTGGCTGGAGTTATGACAATGAGGGGGAACCTAAGGAGTTCTTCAAACACTATGACCCTTTACCTTCAATACCGATCAATACCCTAGACTTCCGATGCCTTGGGCTCCCTTTGGAGATTACTGAATGATAACTCACTACGAGGCTGCTACTATTCATCAATTCGATGCCATAAAGCATAAGCTAGAGCTAAGTTTACTCAAAGCCCCGCCTGTTCCAGTAGATCAATGGCATGCTCAGGATGTTTCGGATAATCCCACTTTAGTTTCTAAAGAACTCGCACATGTAATTCTGGAGATTCCTATTCCCCCAGACCACCAACTTGAAGAGGACTTAGCTGGTCCTCTTGGTGCTAATTTACCTTGGGCGGAAGATCAATTCCAAGAGCGGGTTGTGGGGGAACCTATGAATCCTCCCCCCAGTGAGGCATGGTGGCCTTACGCAGTCAAAAGCAATGCCCGTCATAAAGAAGGTGAGAAGTTTTCTCACACGTACCCCGAACGATACTGGCCACGATACGCCAATGTAGGAAACAAAGCCCCAAATGGACGACAAATCTGGGTACCACACATGGGAATTCGTTATGAATATGGTGATCTTAACGATGTTGTGGTTCAACTCCAACAACATCCTCTTACTCGTCAAGCTTACTTACCAGTCTTCTTCCCAGAAGACACGGGTGCTAGAGACGGACAACGAATTCCCTGTAGTCTAGGATATCATTTCTTACAACGAGATGGAATACTTGATGTTACATATTTCATTCGTAGTTGTGACTTCGTTCGCCATTTCTCAGATGATATCTATATGACCATGAGATTGGGGCAATGGGTCGCTGGCAAGATTGGAGCTGAACCCGGTACTTTACTCATGCATATCTCATCTCTTCACCTCTTTGTTGGGGATGTACCTCTTATTGAAGCTAGGCATTCAGCAGAAGATGCTATTGGAGCAACTCATCCTAATCTCTATAAGGATTCGTGGTACTAATGGATAGACCCCAACGAGATGATCTTCTCATGAGGACTGCTCGAATATGGTCCGAACGATCTACCTGCTCACGAGCTCATGTAGGTTGTGTCATATCCCGAGACGGCAGAATCCTGGTACAAGGTTATAATGGAGCTCCTGCTGGCATTGATCACTGTGACCATACTTGCAATTGTTCTATAGGTCAAAGTTCTCCTAAACATGATACTAATTGTCCAGCAGGTCAGTATTGTACCATATCAGTACATGCTGAAGCAAACGCCATAGCTTTCGCCGCTCGACATGGTGTAGCTCTCCAGGATACTGAACTCCACACAACACGCATACCGTGCACAACTTGTGCCATGCTTATTATCAATGCGGGTATTGGACGGGTAATCTATCGAGAGAATCATCGAGACATGGGTGGTCTGACCCTATTCCGACAGGTATTGATGAGAGTAGCAAAGGATGATAAGGTATCACCATGACTGATTCCAAGTTCGACAGTGATCCCGAAGCTCTAGCTTGGGCTCGAGCTAAGATTGAAAAGTATATTAAACAATACCGTGCTTGGGAAAACAATGCTCATGTACAATGGGAGGATGCAGTTAAGCATGGAGCACCTGGACCTGAATGCTCACAGCTCAAAGACAAAATGATGACATGGCGACGACTAGCTAACATGTTACACACCAACTTCATTGGGGGTGAAGGTTGCGTAGTAGCTTCTTTTGACGAACGACTTCCGCATTTCATCAATTTGACCTTCAAGGACTACGATGATCTCAAATCCTAACTGTACCAATTGCAAGCTTCACAGAGAGGCAGTCGATGTATGTGTCCCTGGCTTTGGGCCTAAGAAAGCTAAAGTTATGGTTGTGGGCCGTATGCCTAATAGCGATAAGTTCCAGGCTAATCTTGAAGCTGATCTTCTTGACGCTGGTCTTCCTCTTGATAGTGTATATTACACGCAAGCATTAAAATGCCGAAACTTCGATCAGAGCTCAAGTCCCATTGACGTTAAAGCCTGTCGTCCCTATCTGGAGCAAGAGATCGAGGAGGTGGAACCTGACTACATTCTCGCCTTTGGTAATGAGGCATTGCTTGCAACCACCGGACATTCTGGGATTACTAAATATCGAGGGCGGGTAATTGATCGATCGGGCATTTCCGTAATCCCTACGATATCCCCAAGCGCCGTGAATCGCAATCCCGGGCAACGCCCCGGCTATATGGCCGAACTGCTACTCTTCTCAAATAAGGTACAGGGTAGGGAAGCTAAGATTAGAAAGCCTAAGTATCATACCATAGATACCCCGGACAAGCTCAAAAAACTAAGAACCATTCTCAAAGATTGTGTTGAGTTTGACTTCGATGTGGAAACGCATAGTGAGGAATGGAAACCGGATGGACGAATCATCTCTCTTAGTGCTACTTGCGAAATTCGAACAACAGGTGGAATTAAGCTATTCGTGTTCGCGCTCCCGCTATATCATCCGGAGTCACCCTTCAGAAAGACTTGGCGGTCTGTACTTAAATTCTTGGCGCCGGTCATCGGCAAAATCAAGAAAGTTGTTGCACATAACGGCAAGTACGACGAAAAATGGATGAGAACTTTCGACTGCCCAACCACCGTCACGTTCGATACTTTGCTAGCAATTCACTTGCTCAACGAGAATATCCAGAAGGGTCTGAAACCTCAAGGTCAAGCTAGGCTTGGTGTGGAACCCTGGGGAGTAGATACCAAAGATCTTCTCAACATGCCCATCAAAGAGGTCTTAGATTACAATGTACTTGATACCTGGTATATGTACTTGATCAAGCAACAGCTTAAGGAAGAACTAACTAAACAACCTAGACTCCTTAGACTCTTTATGCTGGAAATTATGCCAGCTAATGCTGAGCTCGTACATTCTGAACTTCGAGGGATTTGGTTAGATGTTAAAAGACTTAAAGACAGGAAACCAAAAGCTATCAGTAAGCTTGAAGAAATTGAAGCCAAGATTAAACAATTCCTTCCAGCAGAAGATGACCCTAGTTGGCCGACTGATGCTAAGAACCGAATCTCGACAATCAATTTCAACGCAAGCAACTTCGCGCGATGGTTCCTCTTCGAACACTTAAAATTACCTATTCTCGCGAGAGGTAAGGAGAAAGCAGATGGGTCGCCTGGAGCACCTTCTATGGCAGAAGATATTCTCCTTGAACTCAAGGAAATCCACCCAGCAGTCCAATTCATGCTCGACCGAGTTGAGTGGCAGAAAGCTATCTCGAGTTTTTTCAATGCCTACGAAGAACTCTACGACGAGAATCATCGTATTCACACTAACTTCAAGCTCGCAGGAACAGTTACTGGACGACTTTCCTCCGGGAAAGCAGATGAAGATAAAATTTCTGGGACTAGAGGGCGAGCTAGAGGGGTCAACCTCCAACAGGTACCTAGAGATCCCTTTATTAGAGGCTTATTTGGAGCGCCACCCGGATGGGTGTTCATTGAAGCTGACTATAGTCAGATCGAGCTCCGAATAGCAGCTTTCATTGCTAGAGAAAGACATATGATCTCGCTTTACCAACAAGGTGCAGATATCCACTTAACCACCGCAGCTCGAGACGCACAAGTCCCCATATCCAAAGTAACTAAAGATATGAGAAAGAAAGCCAAGGCAATTAACTTTGGATTTGTCTATGGCATGGGATGGAGAAAATTCATCCACACAGCCTTTGTGAAGTATGGAGTAATCTACGATGAGGATGGTGCTAGAAATGCTAGAAAGGTATTCTTTGACCTCTACCCTGGGTTACTCACTTGGCACGCTCGACAACGACGTCTCGTTACAGAGCACGGTAGAGTACAGTCACCCCTCGGTAGAGTACGTCACCTACCGGATATCTATTCCCCTGACCCCGGAGTTCGTGCTGAAGCAGAACGGCAAGCAATCAATAGCCCAGTTCAGGGTTTTGCTTCCGATATGGCTGTCATCTCTATGGTTGAGATTAATAGGCGTTTCCGTGAAGAAGGGATCAGAGGTCATTGTCTGGGACTCGTGCATGACGCAATCAACTATGAAATCCGAAAAGATTACGTTCGAGCAGCCCTCCCCATAATCAAAGATACTATGGAAGATGTTAGTATCCTCAGGCAAAAGTTCGGAGTTAACCTGACTATACCCATCATTGCTGACCTTAAAGCGGGTCATCACTGGGGAGATGCTCAGGAGCTACACCCAAACTTCGTTTATGATTGGCAAGGACTCGATGCCATAGCAGAACCTCCGTTCTGATATAATGCTTAGTATAAAAGGAGGTAAGCCATGAAATGTAGAACAGGTAAACGCAGATTTCCTGATGAGTTATCAGCTAAGATCGCGTTAGCCAGAAGGATCAATCAGGACAGGGGTGAGAAACGATACTATGCTTGTACTCTTTGTTCTGGGTTCCATATGACTTCACAGGACCAAAAAACTGAGCGCAATGCTCCACTTGGTATTGACAAGAAAGTTTCCTAGCATATAAGATGATCTTGACCGAGGAGAATTGATGCCGCTATACGTAACAGACGAGGGTCAAGCAGTATCTACACACAGCATGTTGAAGACCTTTCGTCGTTGCCCTAAGCAGGCTCAGTATAAATACATCGAGCGGCTCAAACCTCGACTTATCGGTACTCCTCTCAAACGTGGTTCCTGGATGCATCTCCTTCTAGAAGAGAAAATGAAAGGCGGCGATTGGCGCAAGCTTCATAAGAAGCTATGCATCAAGTTTGCTGATCTTTTAGATGAAGAAAGAGATTTCTACGGAGATCTTCCCAATGAATGTTATCGCCTCATGGTTTCCTATGAATGGCAATATCAGAATGATCCCTGGAAAGTATTAGAGACTGAGTTTACTATCGAGACTGAATTTCCCGATGGTACTCTCTACCGAGGAAAGATAGATGCTCTCATAGAGAACCAATCCGGTCTGTGGTTGGTAGATCACAAGAACAACCGAAGACTCCCCGATCACGGCTTCAGGTTGAGAGATGGTCAGTCTGCTTTGTATCTATGGGCTGCTCTTCGTAATAAAATCCCAGTACAGGGGTTTATCTGGAATTATCTACGTACCAAAGCTCCGACCGTACCGAAGATGACTCTACAAGGCAGACTGAGTAGAGCAAAAATTGATACTGATTATCCAACTTACGTTGGAGAACTTCAGCGACTCAAGAAAGCTGGAGAACTCAAGATCACAAGTGAGCATCTTGCCAAAGCAGAAAGTCTCCGGTCTCAACAATACAAGCCGGGTCAACCCCAAACTTCACTCTTCTTCCGAAGAGATGTACTCGAGAAGTCGGGGCAAATGCTTAGGCGAGTGGCTTTAGAGAATCACCACACCAGTAAACGCATGCATACCTATAATTTTGGGAATGTAGATGCTGTTGAGCGAGTAGTTGAGACAAGTTGCGGATTCTCATGTTCTTATACTGATCTCTGCACAGTTGAGTTGATGGGTGGTAATCCTCGATACATCCGCAAAAACAACTATACTATCGGAGATCCGATGGATTATTACGAAGACCGTGCAGGCGAGTTCCCTCAGAAGGGAGATGAGTAATGGCAGTTCGAGCTAAGGAGAAGGATTATGCCGCCATAGCCAGTCGGAAGATCTTCTTCCCTTCGGAGAAAGTAGTGTTACCCAAGATTCTAGTCTATGCTCGTAATAAGCAAGGGAAGACAACATTCAGCACCTCAGCTGGACGAATGACAACCCTGATTGCTGACCCTGAGCATGGTACAGCTCGTATGAAGACCAAAGACCCGCATGTGTGGCCCATTAGTCGCTGGGTTGACATGGAGGATTATTATCAGTTCTGTCGAGCTGGATTGCCATGCCCCCGTTGCAAGCCTGAACACGGCTTTACCTGGGCAGGTATTGATGGTATGAGTCGAATTTCACACATGGCATTACGCCACGTGATGAAACAGCAGGAAGAGAGAGATCTTACTCGTATTCCCGGGATGGTACAACTTAAAGATTATGGTAAGGCCGGGGAACTCGTTAAGGAGATGCTTACTAACTTCCATAACCTTAACATGGGAGTAATCTATACTGCTCAGGAGCGACAGGTAGCTGCTCTTGATTCAGAAGAAGATGACGAATCAGAAGATTCTGAGTCGATGTATGTACCCGATTTGCCTAAAGGCATTCGGGGAATGACTAACTCACTAGTCGATGTTATTGGTCGACTCTACGTAGTAAGAACCCTGGTAAGGGGGGAGGAGAAGCCCCAACGACGGCTATGGCTCGGAGAATCAATTAAGTATGATACTGGGTATAGATCTGAGTATGTATTACCAGATTTCCTGAAGTATCCTACTATTCCCAAATTGATTCGTTTGATGGAAACCGGTAAATCAACAAAGGAGTAACGCATGGCAACAAAGGCATCTGTCAAAACTCTTGACATGACCAATGTTAAAGATGCTACCAGAAGTGGCATCAACCCCAAACGAGTTGCGGAGGGTGACTACCTTGCCCGCATCGTTTCGGTTCAGGATGCGGAAGTTAAGGGTGGAGATAATAAGGGCGATTTTCAATGGCTCTTCATTCTTTCTCCTGAACTTCATCCTCTTGCCAAGTACCCTTACTACTGCAAGCTGGATGCCAATCAACTCTGGAAGATCCGCAACCTTCTTCAGTCTTGTGGTATCAATGTTCCGAAGAAACGAATCAAGCTTGACCCGGAGAAGGTAGTAGGAAAGCTTGTCGCCATCAGTCTCCAAGATGATGAGTACGAAGGCAAGATGAAGTCCACCATCGCCAGCATCTTCCCCCCCTCCGATATGGAGGATACTGAGTCAACTGACGATGAGGACGAAGAGGATGAAGACGAGGAAGAAGAGGCTCCACCAGCTCGCCGAGTAAAGCGTAAAGCTGCCCCAGAGCCAGAGGAGGATGAAGACGAAGATGATGAGGACGAAGACGAGGAGGAGCCGCCTCCGGTAGCAAAGAAACGACGCAAGAAGAAGGCTCCTGAGCCCGAGCCTGATGAAGATGAGGATGAAGAAGACGAAGAGCCCGCTCCGCCGAAGCGTAAGAAGCGCAAGGCCAAGGTAACCGACGAAGAGCTCGAAGAACTCGACATAGAGGATCTGTAATGAGTGCTCAAGGTCAAGCAGTTCGTTTCGATGATGACGACTCGGACCGACTTAGTACCGGCACACGCAAGCTCGATGGTCGTCTCGATGAGATTGGCCTTACCCACGAGAGGCTACATAAGACTATCCTTGAGCTTGAGGGTCGATTGGCTCCTATCCTAGGAGTACAGCCTGAGGTCAAGAGAGCAACAGAACCTCAGGAAGCTATGGAGTCTTCATTAGCAGGTCGACTTCAGGAGCTCAAGAACCAAGCTCAGGGATTGATCCACACTATGCAGGCTTTGATGGCGCGCATCGATCTCTAAGTGATATCGGCCGAGGGCTCCCAGATAACTCTGGGGGTCTCTTGGTTTGTTTCATTGACAATCATTCATCTTACGATATATCATCTACCATGCAGGTTGAGGCGGTGCATCATTCTTCTCCTCGGTCAAGGCGGCTTGGTGCATCGCCTCCCTGGCATGTATAGGAGTTATCATGGGTAATCAACCTGAATCTAAACTTAGTCGTAAAATCATGAAAGACCTTAGAGCACAGGGCTATTTTTGTTTCAAAGTTCATGGTGGTCCTACTATGACTGCTGGACTCCCCGACATCATAGCTTGTGTGGATGGTTATTTTGTAGGGTTTGAAACTAAGATGCCTGACGAACGGGATAACGTCACTCCTAAGCAACAAATGGTGCATACTCAGATTCGAGCCGCGGGGGGAAAAGCAGTAGTAATTTGCTCCAGTGCTGAGGCTCTCTGGTATATAGAAGAATTCCTCAAATAATCTCTGAAGTTATGGCTAATCGCCTGCATAAAATCACATGCAATCAGATATCTTACCCTTTTAGGGATTAAATTAGAGCTCTTCTTGAGGCATCCCGTGATTGCATCATAAGGCGCGATCGCTCGATCGATAATCCCTCACACACAACAAAACCTCCTAAGCTCGTGGCCTAGGAGACTTTGCTGTTTTTGCTAAAGATTGGGATTTCGTTTCCTTAGCAAAGTTGTGACGGTGGTTTGACTACCCAGGATCTTATCCATGAGGTCGCCACCAGATTGACTAACTGGTTCCCAACCAGCACTGAGCAAAAGTCGAGTTTCAAAAGGTCCGCGGGCCTTGGTGTAGATCCACTCAACGTGGGGCAGTACTCGTCTCAGTGCCTTCTTAGTATGTTTGGCATCAAGCTTCTTAGCTTCTGCCTGCATTGTTTCTTTGAATTTTTCTCTGAGCTTGGTCATACCCATCATTCTATAGCATCTCTCAACCTATGTCAACTTACATATCCCTTAGCAATCATCCATTGCATGAGAGCATGAGCCACATCATTAGCTGGCTTATGATGACTCTGCCCTAAGAATCCAGATGCAGCAATTTTTTTAACCAATTCCAAATCCAGATTAGTAAAGGGAGTTGGACTGGGCTCGGGATCGGGTTGAATGAGGGGAAAGGGTTTGCCGGTAGCGACTTCAAACTCACGAGCTAATGCTACTTTCTCCCCATCAGTCAGTTTGTCATACTGATCTCGCCAGATAACAACCCAAGCCTCATCCATTTGTCGAGACATAAAGCTATCTAGCATATCAATAAACAAAGCCCATGATACACAAACTGCACTATCTGAATCATACTTAGCTACAAGAATATCGTGACCACCCCAAGTGGATGAATCAACATAACTCCACGTGGGATTACTGCCATCAGACTGATCCTGTTGAGCAGTATCAAGTACAACCCCCACACAAACGTAATCGAACTTATAGATTGCGACTCGAAGTTCATTTAGGTTACCGTGATCGACCTGAGCAAAAGCTACAAGCTCTCGCTCATTGCCCTCAATATCTTTCCCAAACCCAGTTTTGAGTGCTTGCTCAAGCATCGTCTGGTTGTTGACACCCTTGTCATCGGCACCAGTAATAGGGTCAAAATTGGGGTTCCCAGAACGACGATAGAGATCAAAGACATCGTCTTGTGTGGGCTCATCATATGAACCTGAGAGAAAACTACTAAGTCGTCGACCATTAGCTATCATTGTTGGGCCGCAGACCCCGAAGTTATTATTGCCATACAAGCCAAATGACTTGTTGGCATCTAGGTACTGCAGATAGTTATCATCGGTGGGGGGGTGATATTCGATTTGCTGAGTTACTGCCTTGACATCGATGAACGATGCCATCTTGATAGCTCGAGCCATTCGAGTTGGATCCGGTGGTTGTTTACCTAGCTTGAGTTGAGAATGATCATGAATGCCATAGGCAGATTCTGTCATGCTACTTTACCCGACCCAATCGCCAACAATTTGGCATCAGTCTTGGAACCCTTCCAAGCTACGTTACGACCTAAGAATGCCATAAGAAGAGTACCGATAGCAATAAGTACAGCATGTTTCCAGTCATAGTGACTGGCATTTGAAGACTGAGCCCACTCTGTAAAGAATCCACTAATCGCCGCTAAAGCCATAGTGATAACTCCAGTAACTCCCGATGACCAATGGGTTTTACTAAGCAAAGAAGACACTAGAGGAATGATAGTACCAGTAATCAAAGCAAGCATAAAGGCTGTATCTACTACGATACCAAAAACTACTAAAGGACCAGTTCGAGTATCTACTGTATCAGCAAACGAACTGATAGGGGCTAGGATGAAACAGGTGTAGATGAATAGAATGTAAGTTAAACTACGTAGTAGGAGCCTCATCTTCATTCACCTCATCATAATTGAGTAGTTCCACACCAACAACAGCTTGGCGAGGATCAGTAGTTCCATCTGCAACCGAGAGCTTGTAAACATTTCCTGTGATGGAATGATCCACGACGGGAAGCAGAGCGAAGGGAGTGTTGAGTTCCTTCCAATCAGTGGCTGATAGCCAGAGAAGTTTATCTCCGACCTTCTCATAGATAGCAGTTGGCGACTTAAGGTCTTTAGGAAATCGAACATAACGACCCCGCGAGAAGGTGCTCATACCATCATAAACACCTAATGACGGTCGACCATGAGTAAGTGTCCACATCTGTGCAGGAGTTAGTCCTCGGGGATCACCCCATAGTGCAGAACTAATAACATTTAAAACTTGACTTTCTACTGCGGCTTCGAACTCAGCCTGGGTTTTATACAAAGCAACCACCTTCGCAAAATCAATTGGACCTGAGGATGGAGGAGCAGGAGGCTTAGGTACAATGAGAGGGTGATTCCAAGATCCGAAAGGCATCTTCCAGATCTCATTCTCATCCACTGTGCCATTAAACCACTGGTTAGTATTCTGATACTTGGCAGCATTAGTAGCTTTTTGACGACTAGACCAAGCTGCTGTTTGCCAGGGGACATTGATTAGACCTGCGGCAGGAGTAATTACGGTTGCTGTGTGGAATGATCCATAAGGGGTAATCCCATAGATACCATTCTGCTCAGCTTTAACTGCTTTAAAGTAAGCAATTACAGCTACATCATTGTTTGTCCCGATATCATGACTAACTGGGATGACTCGACCATGGGGATAGCTAAGAGCTTGAGCGGCCTTAAGGATCATTTTACCATCAGCATGACCAGCGACAGCACCCTCTAGACATCGACCTGCATACCATTCCCAGTTAAGCTCAAGATCGCCGAGTACCTTCAAGATCTGATCACGCTCAGCAGTTCCCAGTCGCTTCCAGGCAGTCGAAGCAATGTCAGGTGCTATATAACGAGATACACCTCTAGCCCCAGTCTGTTTAGCTACAGTAAGGTTGGGTCGAGCACCTGACCAATCCAACCAATACCCAAGAGCAGGTACTGCCTTTTGTTCTAGTCGACTTGCAAGTCGATTATTATCTTCTTCCGATAATTCCACTGAACCATCAGCTTCATACCATTCTCGACTATGAGCTAGTATCTCGCCAGCATCAAGTCGACTGAGATAATGCTCTCTAGCTCCGGGTTCAAGAGTATTAGTCATCTACCCTCCTTTCATCTAGGGACACGTCAAAGTGCCAGTAATAGGTCCACTGATTTCACTATTATCAGATAGAGTAAGAGTAATCATACATGTCCCCATATCTTCTTTTACTCCCACGATTGTGGGGGCATTTGTTCCATTAACACCATCTTTGCCATCAACTCCGTTAACCCCATCTTTACCGTTAACACCAGAAAGTCCCATAGGTCCAGTACTACCCTGCTCTCCATTCTCCCCTGCTGGACCAGTGATAGTCTGTCCGGATGCACCTGTAGGTCCAGATGGTCCGGGTTTACCTGGTCCTCCAGGGATACCTTGAGCTCCGGGTGCTCCTGGGATACCCTGAAGTCCCTGAGGTCCTTGTGCCCCATTCGCTCCTGGGAGCCCCGCTGAAGGAATACTGGGTGTAGCAGTAGCTACTACCGAAGCCTGAGAACAAGAAATACCTATCTTCCGTAATATAACACGGCCAGAGGCTGATTGACAAACTTTAGTAACAGAGCTCGCAACTGCCTGACCATTTTGGATTACAGGAGCTTGTGCACTAACTATAGCACCATTAGAAGTAGCTGAACTTTCGGCTTTATTTTTACCTGTTTGAAGACTACTAGCGTGAAGAACTTGAGCTTCAAAGATTACAATGAGAGCTATAGTGGCTATGCCGAAGAGAATACCCCACATAATTCTTCGACGTCTTCTTTGTTGAATAACCGCTAATCTAGCAGTTCTAGTTGCATTGGGAATAATTTCTTTATCAACATGGCTCTGGACTTCCTGAATCAAATCCAAGCCTTCATCCTCGGTCATCTCTAACACCTCCTAGTTGCTCTAACAAGATAGCAACCTGAGCCTGAAACGAGATAATCTTAACATTCAAATCTCTCACCAGAGCATGAGCTTCGTTAAGCTGTTCATCTTTACGGGCATTTTGAGTCTGAAGTTCTTCAATTTTCTTCCGAGCTTCTTCTAAGTCATTACGTAAAGGAGTTATGATATGCTCAGTTAAGTATCCCAAGATTTCATTACTAGCAGTTGTTGCAGCAATCCTTTCAGAACTTCGTTCCGCATGCTTGGGCTGTATGGAACCCTTATCTTCGAGTTCCTCTCGTCGTCTTCGACGATCTTGGACCAGGGTTGTTCCTAATCCGATCAATCCCGTAACAATAAGACCGATTACTCCCCAAATACTACCAGTAGCTACAGCACCTTCAGCTATGGGCATCAACATCCCCTACGCTACTCGCACAACAGTTAGACTCGATCGTAGTGATACGGTGGACTCAACCGAGTTGACTGTACCCCCTGTCTCCTGATACCCACAGATATTCAGACGATCACTAGTAGCAAGAGTCACAAACGTCATTCCACTAAGTATTCCTTCACCTACTGCTGGAGGTGTGATAAGTTTCTGAGATCCTTCAATAGTACCTGTACCACCCGTTGCTGGAGGATTCACCATAACTTGCGCACCTTTTCGAGAACCGGTTGTTACAGTACATCCAACTGATCCGATGCACATATAAATTCCAGCAGAATGTGTAAGATATCCCCCATTACTAATGCCAACGCTATCGCTATCCACCTCAATTTGATTTAAAGCCATACGTGTCCAAGTAGCTGTTGGCATAGAAGTTGCAACAGTAGCTGTTGCCTTCCAGTATGACTGATAAGGTAGACCAGTATCTCGTAAACCGTTTAGAAAAGCAAAGATTCTAGAGAACCAAGTCTGAGAATTTGTAAGTTCTTTGTTACCAAAAATATTCCAAGGGATATCCGTTATCGGTAGCGGAGTAGTCATGCGAGTCTCCGAACACTGAGTGATGATAAACCACCGAATGTTGGAAGAGTTGTTCCCCCGTCTTGCCAAGATGAAACAAGCACTTCCCAACCCGCAGTAATTAACGCTAGTGAAGGACCAAGAGGAATAGAATACTGTGTAGCTACTGCAGTATGAGAAATTCCTTGCCTAAGACCTGCTGGTTCAGCTCCCCCAACAATGCCATTAACGTTTAACGAACCGATTCGTCTCGATCCGGTAGCAGCATTTGGTCCCGGTACAGATGCCACCCCACTGAGCAAATACGTCCCAGTAGCGGGACACTTCCAACCTCCACCTGCACTAATTCCCACACCATCGGTGTCTACTAACAAGGTGTCTAAAACGTTCGTTGTCCATGCGGCTGAAGGTATAGAAGATGTCGCAACACCAACTGCTCGCCAGGTGGATGTCAATGGATTGATTGCATCTCGAAGCGAATTAAACCATGAGAAGATGCGTGTATACCAATCATTACTAGTAACAGTCGGTCCATCAGTAAAAACAGAAGTTGAAAGATCCGGCGGATAAGCCATTACGCCCACCGCCTAACACTTAGTGTTGGTCTCGCTGTTGAAGTAGTACCAGTCGCGAGTGTGGCCGTACTATCTTGCCAAGCAGCAACCTGGAGTCGCTGACCCTTTTGCAAAGGCAATAGTTGTGTCGCACCCGGAACAGCCGCTGTTCCCCCAGCATTACCAGTTTGAGATCCCTGAGTAGAAATTTGAAAGCTTGGGTCACCTGATACACCGCCATCGACAGCAACTTCTGTCATTCGACGATTACCACCAGTGCTACTTGCAAATGTACAATATGATACACATTCATAAACACCATCTTCAGGTATCGATAACCCCCCGGAGAAGATTCCGAGACTCAAAGTATCAACAACGACCGTGTTGACATTAACCATTGTCCAAGCTGCGTTTGGAATGTTCGTCGCAACACCCGCATAAGCTACCCAAACCATCTCTAATGGATTAAGCGCCTGACGTAGAGCATTTATCGGTTTAAAAAATCGATTGTACCATTTAACCTCATTGACAACTTCACCGTCAACGAATGTACTTATGGGGAGGTCTGGAGGTAATGTTCCAGTCATACTCTAGTATTCACCCCCATCTCAGAATGACCCACAATACCCATCACCCATGCTCCAGGACCTCCTATAGTTTTAAGATTAAGTGCCTGGGTAGCATCAGTTTTGGACATGTTGGTAGTAATGGAGAATACCTGAGCATCATCGTTAAGTTTAGATTTATCTGGATCAACTAAAGTTACTCGATCAGCTAGTTGAAGTGAAGCATCCATAGTAATTACTACATTTTGTAGAACAGGTCTAGACTGATACAAATCTGCTAAAACATCATCAGCCAGCGCCGTAGCTTCTACTAGTTTCTGTCGCCATGGGTTAGAGCTTAGTAATACCTGAATGGGTCCTGAAGGATTACTAGCAGCACCCCCCTGATCTATGGGTGGCCACTGAGCTTCAGCTATTGCTTCTGAGTTAGTAGTAGTTCCCGTATCAGGGGCTGTTGCTATTGCAGTCAAAAATTCCCCTCCCAGGGATAAACAAGGAACTCCTTGAGCAGTGGGAAATCCTGGGGGAGTAACCAAATAAACGGGATAATTCAAATTGGAACTAATATCTAGTCGAGCAGTTGTAGGAGACAACTGACGTATAACAATGTTAATCCCCGTAGTAACCTGCCCCCCAGATCCATCAGCTTTCTTAGCTGCTCGGAATCCAGAGAGAGCTTGATGTATTGAGGATGTATTAATGATTCCCCCGGAAGGGATTACCCCAGTTTGTGTGGATAAACCTATAACAGGATTCTCGAAAGTTACAAATAAGAAAAATATCCCTCTAGGCGGAATAAAGTACTCTGTATCACCACAAGACCAAATTGCTTGATAACTGGATAAACCAAGGGGAAGATATGGAACTTGGACCCAATTGGCAACAGCAGACTTTTGCGAAGTAGTTTCTACAGCCTTTAGAGAACTTCTAGAAGAAATAGTTCTTACTGAAGTAGAGTTATTAAGGGTGTTTCTGTTGTAAAATCTAAACACATCATTTTCATCAAACCCAGCAAAACCCAGTTCAGCTTCTACAACTTGCTGCACAATTTGCCAAGGATTCTGACCTAGAGTTTCTACCACACCAACTAAGTTATTCAAGGAGGCATCTAATACTGCTCCTGGGATAAATGATCCAACCACTGTTGGTGTACTTAGGAACTCATAAGTCACCTGCATCGCCTCGCAGGGTAAACTGGAACCAGCCAACATCACGTCAGCTACCGCATTTGGCAACGGCGCTGCTGTCGTAAGTACTAGCGCAGTTACAACTTGTACCCCGTCAATAAAGGCATCCATCTGGACAGCACTACCACCCGGATACGTGATCTGCATTGTTATCTGATGCCATGCGGCTGTAACAGTGAATGATCCAGAAGTTGCAAAATTAGTTCCATCATTCACTGCAACAAACCAAGTTGTTCCCGAGGAATTGGCAATAGCAACATTTATAAAGTAGTCAACAAAGTAAGATCCACTACCAGGAGTATTATGTCCGAATTGGAATCCAGCTTGGGCGCCGGTAAATGGAACATTAGTGATGTCAAACAGCATCCACCATTCTGCGGTGATCCCTTTGTTAAGACCACCCAGCCAGATAGCTTGATCCTGTGTATCCCAAGGACCTGCATAAGTACTGCAGATAGTACTGAAATCTCGACATACCTGGGAATTAAATTGACCATCCACGAATACCATATCTGTTTCAGAAGTAAGCCAAAATCCCCCGGCAGCACCGTATGATGCTTGTGGCGGCAAACCCGATTTCCTGTATATCTGGGGAAATGCTGATCCAGCGAGACTAGCGTAAAATACACAGTTTGCTCTGGGTCCCGGTGAACTATAGATATGGTTGTTACGAAGTAATGTATCAAGGATATATAACCCAGTCAACCCCGGATTAAACTTAGAAACAAATCCACCACCAATGGGCTGATCCATAGGATTAGCTACGGGGGGAAGAACTAAACCATTTCTAAGTTTATCATCAGATGAATCGATACAGGTTAGTTTTATTCCACCGGTGACATGGTCCTGAGAGGGTTCAAAAATACGACCAGTAAACTGTATAGTTACATCAGGTACCCCATTGACATATACCCTCGACTGAACAACAATTGAAAATTCGGTCCAGTCAGTTAGGTAATAAGGGGAGCTTTGATTCCAGGGGTTCATCAAACTTGCTATAGAAACTGGAACACCCGCTAATAGTACATGACCAGAAAGAAGTATAGTAGCTTGAGCGGTTGGATAACCAGTAATAGTTCGAGT